ACCCTTCGGTCCAATAACCTGCATTTCAGTTCCGCAGCACTCGCAAAAAATCCGTTCGACAACAATGCCGGGAAACTTTTCTTTAGCTTCCCAGTAAAGCCCGCGAATCTTAAGCTTCGCGATTCCCATCGCAATCGGGAGAGGCAAACCCGTCTCGCGTCGAATCTTCCGGCCCTCGATAACACGAGCCTTCTTAGCCTTCATCTTACCGGCGGGCGCGCGAAACTGCATTTTATTATCTCCCTGATTTAATCTTTGGAGTTTAGATTATCATCGATCCCAATGCCGCATCATATACTCGACACTGGACGACCCGTAAACCTTGGGGGCATCGGCAATCCAGCCGATATGGTGCAAAACACCTTGACGAACAGAGCACGGAATCGAATCGCAAACTTCCTTAATGCTACCGAAGTAAAATGGACCCATTCCGTTAATCGTCTCTCGGATCTTCTCCAAGGCATCAGCCCATGACTTAATGGGCTTAACCTTAAACTTCCGACGATTACCCTTACTCTTAAGGCGATGAAAGACGAGACCATGATCCTTCATCAAAGAATCGACGGCGGAAAGGAAGGCTCGCTCCCATTTATTGTAAGACTCGATTCTAGCATCACTTTCAGCATTTATGCCAGCATCGTCCGCATCATCCTCATGGAGATTGGGATTATCTCGCAAAGCAGCCTGGCGAGCTTCGCAGAAAACATCCGTGAAAGCATCATCCATGAAATCGTTGAAATGCGTAACACCAAACATTGAGGAAATATCTTCGACGGTAAAAGTATCTTGGGGCTTTTCCATTTTACTTTACCTTTCAAGACTGTTTTATTCTTATTGGATTAGCATCAACCTAATGATAGTTTCTTTTTATAGCGCACAACAAGCCCGCTAAGATAGCCAAAGCCCCGAAGGGCAAAGACTTACTTGGGGTTATTCTTAAGCCTTAGCATCAAGTCTATTTCAGAATGCGGTCGTAAAAGCCTCTAATCGAGCTTTAAACATAACATCAACCTATACGACCACATTACCCTCATGATAGGCCCGCTAAGATGCCTATTAGGAAGAAAACGACCGAAGTCGTTCTCTCCCTTGGGTTTAATGCGACTAGCAACAGCCGCAGCACGGAGCATCTTCACAACGGCTACGGTAAACCGAAATCCTGCGGAGTCCACGAGCGTTTCGGACCTTGCTCGTTCCTTCGATTTCACAAACCGACTCGCCAGCGGTAGTCGCGAGCACTCGCGAAATGCGAACCGTCTTACGAGCCCCGGAACGCTTGAAAATCTCGACGTTTTCGCCAACCTGTGGCGTGCCAACAACCCGGACGCCCCAAACACCAGAAGGGAGAATCGTGAACGTGTTGTTCATTTCACTTTTCCTTTCAATGTATTGTTTCGGGTTTATGTTAGCATCTACACCGAGTTAGCACATCTCGGTGTAGATATCAGCCTGGTAATGTTTCATCCAATCTTCCGGCTTTTCCGTAAAGATCGGTGCATCCTTACCTTGAATCGTCAAGTAAAGTTTATCGACCTCAGCTTCCGTAGCATCAATGGAGACCGCAATGGTCTCAATCTTGAATCGGTGCGGCTCTTTGCAACAAAACTGCTGGAACACGCGAGTCTCGGGAAACTCGAAAGCGATGTCACACGGAAACTTCCCAGCGATTTCCAGAATGTCGGCAGCGTCAATGATTGCGTAGATCATTGAATCCTCCCGAGTTATTGTTTGGTTAACCGATTAGCATCGGCTTTGCTGCCTGGCAATCGAAGACCAGGAAGGTTGTTCCATTCCGACGTAACTCTCGACTGACTGGACACTTGCAACGTCCATGCCAGCGAGCGTATTGTAGAGATGCGCGATGTCTTTGACCGTCGCGAGAATCTTGCCCGGTTGACCGGACTTGTAGGTGCAATAAACCATGACGCGCATAGTTCACTCCTCCTGTGATTATTAGTCTAGTAAGATTATTAGCATCGTCCGTTCCTACGATTTCAACATCAACTCACTTTCAGAACATAGGCGTAAAACCCTCTAATCGGGCTTTTAAGATAACATCATTCCTAATCACCATTACCTACACAGAAGCCCGCTATGATGGTTTAAAAGCTCATTAAAGAGCTTTTCATCCTTTTACCGAGGAGCGATCTTTTGCAGCGTCAGAGCATCGAAAGAGTTAAACCAAGGCTTTCCCGTAAGAGCTTGGATCTTTTCACGAAGCGCGAGAATATGAATATGCTGGCGCTTGTTCTCGTGTTCCAGGCTTTCCAGTCGAGAGAAAACGAAAGCTACAGCATTCTTTGCTGCCGAGATTTCGGTTTGCTCCATTGTATTTTCCTTTCGGATGTTTATGTTTGGAAAGGATTTAGCATCAATCAGGGTCAGGACACGAGAATGTATCCGGCAGAAGAATGTCGATAATATAACTCGACTTATGCATCCGACCAAGCTTCTGACGGATATCATCAAGAAACTCACGAGCCTTGACTTCATCAAAAGGCCCATAAGTCTCGGAACTACCGTAAGTCGTGTTAACTTCAACGGCCTTAAGCATTTAGCATCCCTCGTATTCGTTATAGCCGTCGCAGCCGTGAAGCATTCCAGCTTCCATCTGCATTTCACGATGCCAAGAATCATCATCCTGGTCAGGCTTGAAACCAGGATTCGCAACAACCTTGTGGATTTCGCAGATGTTTTCGTTAGCATCTTCCGTAACAACCTGGAAGAATGCGACGATATTCGACGGACAATGGAGCGGAAACTGGAAACGATCCGGATGCTCGACAGAAGCCAGCGCAGCATCGAGCGTCGGAAAACTCACGCTCGACCAGAAATCATCATTTCCGGCGTCCGGGTGAGAACCCCAAAGGCAAACAGAGAACATATTCGATTCTCCTTACGAATAAAGGAACAAAGGAGATTAATAGCATCAAACGCCTGAACTACACAACGTTAATGCAGGCCCGCTAAGGTATCTATAGGAGAAAAAATGACCTAGGTCATTTTCTCCTTTGAGTTTATGAGTTATCGTCCGTCGCGAATACGATCGGCTCGATCCGAAATCTTCTCATCTGAGATTTCACGTTTGAACACGTAAAGCATCGTACAAAGCGCGTTTACATCATGAGGCTGGATAACTGAAACAAGCTCCCATCCTTCCCTTCCGCACCTATCGAGCAATCCATCCTGCTCAATGCCAATACTTCTACGAAGATACTCAAACTTTCGCATTAGGCGTAGCCACGAACAAAACGGCGAAATGCGTACCAGAACGCAGAAACCTTAGTTGAGATTGTGTCTGGCGCTCCGCAACTAAGCTCTCCTCCGAGAGTTTCTCGGTAGTCCCAGATAAACATCTTAAAGCTTGAGAAGAGTTTCATAAGAAAATGTCTCACTACATACAACTATCATCAATGACGCATTGCGTTGTACAATAATGGAGTGAGGCCGCTAATACTAACTATAAAGCCCTTTCGGGCTTACATATCCATCAACTGGAAGAGAAATGAACGGCGATCGTAACGATCATTTCCACGCGAAACATCGCCACCCTTTTCGTATCGCTTGTTCAGCGCATTCCAAGTCTGAGAAAGACGATTGGCGACATGGCTCTTATCCTTTGCCACTCGCGAAAGAAACTTCGTTCCGCTCACCTGGCGCATCTTCTATTCTCCTGTCAGTTAAAGATTAAGAGGAGATAGCATCACTTTTCAACGTGATACAGCATAATAGGAAACCTATAGGCCGCTAAGACATCTTAAAAGCCCGAAGGCTTTACCTTAAGACTGAAGGCAATCCAGGCAGAGATCATCGGCAATAACATTGCCGCCATCACACTTAACACACATCGCCACATTAACAGGCGTGACGACCGGAAGGTGGCGGGGAGAAAAAGGCCCATCGCAGAAACCATAAAGCTTAGCCGTTTCCGCGTTTAGACCGGCGAGAAACTGGTAGTCAATCATGGTAATGCTCCTATTATTCGGTGATTACCAAACCTATATCATCAAACTATTAACACTTATACAACACAATACAGGCCCGCTAATATAAAATAATCCCCGAAGGGATCTAGTTCACATAGAGTAGCGAACCAAGCTTGACAGGAGTTTCCAACATCCTTTTGACATAGCATTCAGAATCTTTCTTCTCCCAATCGAAAAGCCAAGTCTGATCTTTCACGATCTCCATCGTTCGGGCATCGTAAACAAGGTCGCCGGATACCCTACGGTTTTCCGAAGCTTCGGCCAAGGTTTTGAAAGAGGAGAGAAGAATCCAGTTTCCGGAGTTTTCCCAAACGTAAACAACCATAAAGGGCTTTTCCATTATAGTGCTCTCTTTCAATAATACAAAAATACTAAACATTATCATCAAATCATCATGGTAGAACGACCTGGCATTAGCCCGCTAGGATTATTACTCGGCCAAACGGCAAAAGCCCAAACCCTTTCGGGTCCAGGCTTTAGGATTTACCAGAGATCCCGACTCGACTCAATCAGAATTGAACCATTCTGCGGAATGATTTCCTTGACTTCCGCATTGTCTCGATACATCGAGTCAGACTTCGTAATGATTTCCAGCGCCGTCACACTGGATTCGGCGCAAACGATTGCTTCGAGTTGAGTCCCAAGGCAAAAGGCCGAAACCTTCCAGAGCTTCATTTACTTCCGGGCCTTTCTCTTGAGATCTTCCAGTCGATTGTCTTCCTCGATTGCTTCTCCGTAGCAATCCCGAAGGATTTCGGCGTGCTTTTCCAGCAAACCGTAAGCAACGTGAGACAGGAAGGGGCGAAGGGGTTCCAGGTCATTCACCGTAGCCTGGACTTCATCCGGAACGTTGTCATCTCCGGTATACGTGAAACGAAGAGTGTAAAACGAGGTCTCGTCAAACTCGACATCGAGATTGGCGAGCTTGGTGATAATCGAGAACAACGAATCCGCCGTTTGGCAAACAACCATCGGCTTGACATCACCGAACAGTTTGAGCACGTTCTGCATTATTCATTCTCCTAAAGTTAGAAGAACCTATGCCATACATCTAAGCTTCCGATAGGGGTTGAACCTACATCTACCGCCCAATTGCGGGGCTTTTTCCACCTAACCCCAAGGCATCATGCGACTTAAGCGTTACATCTCCTCATATCCATCGAACCAGTCATTGCCCTTGGTCTTCGGATTATCGCAATGCGCCTGAGCCTGCGCCAGCGTTAGGCCCTTCTTGATAACACGGCGTCCGGCCTTGAAGCGAAACCGAACAATCTGATAGAGGGGCATTTCGTAAACCCTTTCCTGGCTAGAGGTTAGGATAAACTTGTCCCTGTTTAGTAAAAATCCTTATCGAGTTATCATCGAATGAAGGACCTTAAGGGACTAGTAACAGCTAACAATAAAACAATACATAGGCGAAATAACATCAAACAGCGCCATTCGTTTCATCGTAAGGGGGACACCCCCTTTCGTTTCATTGTAAAGCCCGTATTACAAACACGATGCGTTCACAGCGAAGTGTAAGATTGGCATTACATTCGCTGGAGGTTTTCCCTATGGAGATTATTTAAAAAGATTTGCAATGCTGAGTAAATAAAACAAATATGTATGCAATTTTGTAATGCTGCGTAACTAATAAAAGGTTTTTCCTGTGAAGATGAAAATAAAAGTTTTACATATCTGCGCATTAGATTTGGTACATACACTACTTTTACAATGCTGAGTAGTAATGTGAAGTTTTTACATACTCATCTATCTTAGAAATTAGATCAGGATCTGAAAAAGATATAATCTCGTTTTTTAATAGAATAAATCCTATTCCAAAGTATAAAAATAATTCATTGAATTGATAAATAGTTACATAAAGATTTCCTACTTGTTTAAAACCTTTTAATTCTATGTAATCTTTTATTGCTTTCTCTATCATTTAGTATTCCAATGTCATATTAGGATTTAACGTCTATCAAATCTATTATTAATAAGACTTTTTAACCTATCAGTATTCTTAGTTATATTATTATAGAACATTTTATATCTTTGTCTTCCATCTGTATTTAAAACCGGTACGCCTTTTTTATCTACCATTGGTTCGGCTAAACCCATCTTATACAAACGTTTCCAAAGTTTTTGCGCCGGTTCTAATGTCGTATGTTCATCACTAGTAATACCGTTATGTAATCTATTTAAAACTTGATAAATATTTGGCGCCAAGTTCTTGCCTGTTATATTTGGAAACATTCCTGATACATAAGGAGTACCTTTATGATCAACAGTGATTTCACTACCTGGTATTTGTTTATCATGTTTATGTATTTGATACGTTTTTACGTAAGGCTGATAATGATCATCATTCATAGGAGTTCTAACTAATTTATGCTCATCATCAATATGATATGAACCTTTGTCATCTTTTTTGAACTCAAATGGTTTTTGTGGTTTTCCTAATTCTGGATAACTTCTAAGAATAGCACCGACTTTTGAATTTTTCCTGCCCGTACTCTCTTTAAATTTATTGAGTAGTTCCCTAATTTTATTGATCTTTGGTCTTTCAAATAAATGACTACTCTTTGCTGCGTAAACCTGATTCGCAATTTTGGATAGATAATTATATCCTGCTCTGTTTGGTTTACCTTTTGTATCTAATTTATTGTAAGCTGCTGAAATTTTGCGATCAATATCATCTAACTTATCAGGATGTAATCCATTAAATATATTTAATACATCACGAACTTCATGTAACATTGATTGTTTCATCTAGCACCTCAGTTTTATTTTACATTAACTTTTATAAAATAAAAGAGGAATAAAATTATAGAGAATCTGTTCTTTTTATAAATTCTATTATATGTTGTTCTACATCTTGAAGAAAATTTGGATTACTTGGATCTACTTTAACACCATCGCCGTTTAATGATGTTCTTACATATATTGAGTTATCTGGAATATAACGCCAAAGTAGATGTTGTACTGTAAAATTTGTTTTAATAACTAACATAATATCGAATTTTGGAATAGTAGTAACTGTTCCAATATACGAATTTGGTATTTTATTAAGAAAATAATCTAGTATGGCTTTGTAAATCATATTTTATTTAACGTTTCTTTAAGGGTTTTGATTTTCTTTTTGAATCTATTGACTTTATATTTGGCGCACTTTGCTATTTTAGTTAAAAGCTCAGGATCATTTAAAGATATAATTTCCTGTTTAGATTTATTAAGAGCTACGTTCTCTCCATTGTAATAACTACCTATCGTAGTAAACTCATATGTCGTATACATATTATTTTCTAATGTTTCAAATTGTTTTTTACTTAGTATTCGTAATAGAAAATAATTCGAAAAAAAGGTCGGGACTACGTGATAATTATTTTTCTTTCCATGATCTTCTAATACTTTAACTATTAAGTCCATTTTTAATTTCCTTTATATGCTACTTTTGTAATGCTGCGTATACTATTTAATAGTAAAAATCTTAACTACCAATTTTACTTTGTATGTCTTGTTCTATCTCTTGTAGTATATTAGGATTTGCTAAGTCATATGGTTCAATGCCTAATATCGTGAGTCTTCTTAATTCACCCAGCCACGTAATTAATAATAGTACACCATCCATGGGAGATGAATAATGTCTAAGTTCGTGTTCATTATGATTCCAGAATTCTCTTTCTACTATCTTTGTATTAGGATATTTATTATGTAAGTACTTTATTATTTCATATGGTATCATGTTTTGATTAACCTTAATCGTAATTATTCAATATAGTATTAATATTATCTATTGTATACTGTATTCTTTTCTCTAAGTTAGGTATTAACTCTGGATCAGCTATATCTATGGCCTCGTATCTAAAAGCCCCTGTAATAATTGCTAATTTATTATCTAACTCCCATAATATTGGAGGACTATTATGATCTTTTAAACGTAAACATTTTTGCATCTCTTCTCTATAAGTCATTAGATGATTTCCTAATACAGTTTTATTTTTAAATTTTGGATAAACAATCTTCTCTATTATATATTGTATAATCATAATAAATGCCTACTGTTATCTTGAATATTACTATCTACTATTAGTTTATGAAAATCTATTACTTCATGAAGTTCTTTTTCTATGATTGTTAAAATGTTTGGATCTGAAAAATTTATTTCTTTATGCGCCAGTCTGTTATCAATAATACAACTGAAACGTGATGTCCCATTAATATTATAAATTAAAAAACAATCATATATTTTATGATATAAATAATCTCTTAAAATAAAGCCATCAAGTTCGCCTATTCTTGTGTCTGGTATTCTTTGTTTAAAGTATTGTAATAATGTTTCATATATCATAATTTATTTAAAATTTATTGTAATTCATTGGTATATTTTTAAATTTTATAGAAAACAGAATTACTCATAGATAAACTCATTATTTAAAAAATCCTTGAAACAAAAATTGCTGCGATTTCCAGCATCTATGTTATTAATCGTGCGCTGTACTTTAGACATTAGTTCGTTCATAAAATTAGGATCTGACAAAGACATTGGTTTATTATTATTTTCGCTTTCAACAATCTTTAATGTAAGACGAGAGTTCCATGTAGTAATAATTAGTAATGCTTTGTATCGCAATCTAACACAGTTCAATTGTTTATAATCTGTAACACCCGTTTCTAACTCAGTACCTGGAAATTTATTATGAAGTTCTATTACAATCTGATTTAATATCTCATTGTAATTCATTATGTAATCCCTTTTAGTGAGAACAGTTTTATGGTTTCCTTAATATCATTTTCTATGTTCTGTATTATATTAGGATCGGCCAAATCTATTGTCATTAATCCAGATCTGAGTTCTCCGTTTCGAGTATAATATAACTTTATACCATCGTATGATAATAAATATTCGTACAGATGCTCTGGAGAATCAATTAATTTTAATTGTGTGGTGGGAAATTTATTATTTAATTCTATAAGAATTTGTTTAGGAATATAGTTAGCATTCATATTTAGTTCTCATATTAATATAATTTTTAAGTTTAGTTTCTATATAATTTAGAATATTAGGATCTGAGAGATTTACTTTTGAAAAATTTAAACCCGTGTTTTCTCTAATATAGTATGTTTCATTGTATTCCCAAAAAAGAAATAGCTCTGGTTCTGATTTTAAGATCAGTCCAGTTCTTGTAGTATCCATTTCAGATATTTGAGTATGGGGGATTTTATCTTCTAAATATTTTAAGATAACTTCGTATAACATTGTGTTAAAAATTCCTTTATTTGCATTTCTATCTTATATAAGAATTCAGGGTCAGCTAAATCAACAGGTGTAATTGGCTTTTCATAAGCTCCTCGATTAAATTGTCTTCTTACATAAAAAGCATTACTTGGTATATGATGCCAAAACAAATGTTCATCTAATTTATTAATTCCCTTAGCAATTAACATATTACCGAAAGCTGGACCAGCCTCTGGATATTTTCCGATATATGTATTTGGAATTTTATCTACAAGATAATTTAATATTGCTTCATATATCATATTATTAGATGGGATGATATCAGTTTTCAATACCGTACTCCTATATTCTTGTTATATATTATAGACTTTGTAATGCTGCGTTTTTGTACTCCAAAATTTTATTATCAATTTTGGAAATTAAATGAGGGTCACTAAACTCTACGATTTCATTATCTAAACAAATAAAATCATCACCAAACCATATTTCTATTTTCCCAATCTCGTACCATTCCAATCCATAAATGCATATTTTTGGATTTTATATATTCAACAAGATACTGATGAATCATATTAAGCACTCTCATCAAAAATTTCTTCTAAATCAAAAAAGCCAATATATGGAAGTATCATATCATGCAACTCTTTAGAAACTACAACATCATTAGAAGTATAAATCTTCTCATCGACGATATAAAATTCTTTTAGATGTTCTTTAATGTCAATTAAATTTATTATACGCATGAGATAATTAATTAATACATTTAAGAATTCTGGATCATTTAAATTATTTGAAATAGATTGTTTTATTTTGCTTTCGCTTTCTCCACGAGGAAATGTTTTAACAAATTCTATTAAATATAATGATTCATATCTTACTGAAAGTAAAACTTCATTCTTGTATCGAATTTCATAATGTAAATAATCATGGTATGCTGTTTTATAGCTGTGAAATATTGTAAACGGAATTTTTTCGTGTACAAATTTTATTATGTCGTTATAAATATCAATGTTTGTTATTTTCATTATTTAATTTTCTAAGTTTATTTACATTTTTAGCTATGTTGTTATAGAACATTTTATATCTCTGATCACCATTGTAGTTCTTTGCTGGCCTATCATCACGCCATCGCATGGGCTCGGCTAAATGATGACGCACTAATCTTTTCCAAACAGCTTGTGCATCTTTAGATGTTGAGCTTGAGTCACTACTAATACCTTTATGGATATTATTTAATGTTCTGTAAATTGCGGGCGCTAAATTTTGGCCTTTTGCTCCGTATAAATACATTCCGCCAATTTCCGGTGTTTGATAAGAACCTTTATTTTTAACAGTTGCATTTCCATAAGTTTTACCATGTTTAACTACTTGATAAGCTTGTCGTTGATCTGCATTTCTTTTAAATAATTTATATCTATCTGATAGTTTATAAGCGCCGTGAGATTTAATGCCAGCAGGCGGAATATCATAACTGCCTTTGAGAATTTCTGGTTTTGTTCTTGCTATTTTTCCAGAGCGTCCTTGTTTCTTTTCATTCGGACTGTTTCTGTATTTGTAATATAATTCTCTCTCGATACTATTTGAACTTTTTGGTTTGTTATCGTTTGGATTGTAATACTTTTGTAAAGCTTGGTTAAGTTTGCCTAAATAATTACGAGATAGAACTGCTTTAGGAGTATCATAGTCTTTATAAGAGATGTTACTACTTGTATTTTTTAATTTATGATACAATTTCTCTAATTCTGAGGCGGGCAGCCCTTCTAAATCGTTTTCAGACTCTAATACAGTATCGGGTACGTTAGTTATAGTATGTAATAGATTTCGTATCATAAATATTGTCTCCTAATAGAGTATACAATATTAATTTACTTTATATAATTGTTTTATTACCACTATTCCCTAAATCTCTATAAATATTTAGTTCTATCTGCTTGAGACTTTCTGGGTCAGCTAAATTAAATAATACTCTATTTGAACTTCTCGAATAATATGCTATTTCATTGTCATAAATAAATATTGAAATTCCAAATACCGAGCTATGTAACTCACAATCAAATATATTTTTCAAAACAGGAAATTTTTTATTCAAATAATCGGTAATTTCTTTAGATACCATATACTTTTCTATTTAAATATTCTTCTATTTTAGGTAGACATTCTGGATCAGAAATAGATACTAAACCATAATTAGCATCGCAATAAACAGCATCACCAAAACTATCTAGAATAATATTATTGTTTGACAAATAAATATAATTAGGTATGTGAACTAACTTAAGTTTATATTTTTGAGCTAAATATTCAAATAAAGTTTTTAGTATCATTTAAAAAATCCATTATAGTATTGTTAATAATTGTTATCATTTCAGGATTATTAAAAGTTAAATATTTATAATTGTATGGATGATTAGACGATCGATAATATATGATAGGTTTATTATTATGAGAAGAAGAATATATTAAAACAAAACGACTTTTATCGTTTGGATGATATAATTCATGTCTACCGAATCGTGTCTCTAGTGAAAATTCGGGATATCGTTGTTTAAAGTATTCGAAAACTGTATTTATTAACATAGTACAATGGATGAAATTTTCTCATCTTTTAAAGAGTAATAAATTGATGGATACTGATCAATAAAATTTTTGAGGTAGATAATATAATTCTCAAGATCTGTGAGAAAAGTTGGACTATTTATATTAATAGTGGGAGTGTCACCTATTGTTAATAAAGACAACTCATTAAAACTATGATTATAATATAATAGGCTAAATGATTTGTAATAATAATTTACCGAACTATTAAAATTAAATTTTTTACCTAAATATTTTAATATTTCTAATCCCAGCATGATTTACTTTTCCTAAATCTTTTGCTATGTTGTTTAAGTTTTTTAAAACATTCGGGATCCGAAATGGATAATATGGCACTAGTATGTTTATTAAATAAAGGATATGATTTATTGTATAGGTAAAAGGTCTGATCTACGGTATTAAATTCAGCAAATATGTCACCTATATACCAAGGCGGCTTAAATCTTGAAAGCAGAACCGCATCATTGCAGGTTCTATAATAATATTTTTGTTTCCTGGCCTCTCGTTTAACTACTTCTAAAATAAGACTCATACGATAACAATTCCGTAATTTGAGGGATTTTTAATAAATCTAGCCAGACCTGAAAATTGACTGCTGATTTGAATGGTTTTCTGCCAGGCGTATACAGTAACAACGTCTTCTGTAAAATTTGTGTTGTCTCGTTCTAGATATAATTTATTTTTTGTAAGAGTAAGTTCTGGTAGGATTGTGATATATTTATTATATATTTCTTCGAGAATTTTATTATAAATAAATTGTTCTTTAATAGTGTTAACAATATCAGAAAGTTTTTTAAAAAGATCTGGATCTGATAGATCAACATTGTCTAATCGATTTTGTATGAGAATCATTCTATGATAAGTAACTATATCAATACAAATATAAATAGTGTCATGGGTGGAGATAATATTTAAATCAGGGTACTCAGATTGTAATTTGTCTGCAATTTCATTTAAAATTATATTTTCTCTATACATAGTCGAACCTCATACAAATCATGAGGTTAGCTATGTTTTAGCATCATTGTTGTTTAGATTGAATGTTTTTAAGTTTATCGATTAAAGGTTTGGTATTATGATGAAACATTTTATAACGTTGATCTCCACTACTATTTAAAATTGGATTCCCGCTCTTATCAGTCATTTTATCAGCCAGTCCTTGCTGGACTAATTTGTCCCAAAGTCTAACGGCAGGACGGAGTGTTACACTTTGATCGCTTTCTATACCTTTATGCAAATAATTAAGTATTTTGTAAATATTGGGAGCTAGATTTTTTCCAGTAACTTCACTTGGGGGAAACATATTAGATATTTTTTTACCATATGTGCTAATAGCATGAGAACTTCCTATTTTCTTTCCATCTTTAGTTATATGATAAGTATCATCATTATTAGGCATAACAGCGTATTTATCGTTTAATGCCCAACTCCCATCGCCATTTTGTTTTAATTCGAACGGTTTATAATTTCTAAGCTCTGGGTTCCTACTCAACAGTCCACGAACTTTATCATGTTTATTGGATTTTTCGTATTTATTTAATAGTTTTTTAATAACAATATTATCATCATTAATCTTTGGTTTTGAGTGGATTTTATCAGATAGTTTCCAAAGAAGTTGGGTATTACTTTGAGATCCGGGTTTGGATAATCGTACAATAGCTCTATTTAATTTTTGTCTAACTTCTTTTTGTTTATTATCAGGAAGTTCCTGAAACATATTAACATCCATAATTACACCCCATTATATTATAACGACTACATATATAAATGGAAGCTACTCAAACATTTTACAAATATCGCGAATCTCTTTTTCAACTTTTTCAAAGAATTCAGGATTGTTTATACTGACAGCATCATAATTATTGTCATCTTTATAGTAAAAGTATAATAGATAATTTTTATTATAGCTCTCTCCTATAATTATTAAATTTGGATGATCCCTATGTATCAAAAAGAGAGCGCCGTAATATACATACTCTAAAAAAGGCATCCTAGATATTAATTCATCTAGGATGCTTCTAATTAAGCTTTCACGATTCATACTACTGTTGCATTACTTACTGAGTGATTCTCATCTAGATTCATTAACTTAACACCTTTAGTTCTTCGATCAGACACTCGAATATCCTTTGTTTCTATGCGAACTATTTTTCCATAGTTTGTAGTAATTAATAAACTGTCATCTTTTGTAACAACTAGTGCCGTAGCAAGTTTTGAAGAATCATCAGTTACCAGTGAGGTAAGAACACCGCTTGTTGCACAATTATGTTCTGGATACTCTGAAAGAGGAGTTAGTTTACCACATCCGGCGCGTGACACTGTAGACAAGAAACGTGTGTCATCTTTTGTAATACTATGCATTGCACAAATCATATCATTATCTTTCAGTTTGATTCCACGTTTACCTAACGTAGCTCGCCCTTGTGAACTTACTTGATCTGTCGGAATTCTAACTGCATTTCCATTTTGTGTTACAAATAATATCTGATCACCTGTTTCTTGACAAACAGCAACCAATGCATCCTCTGGATTCAATTTTATAGCCGTAATGCCTCGTCTATTAATATCGGTATATTCTGACAACATAGTCTTCTTAATTAGACCATTACGGGTTCCGAATAATAATGCACCATCATAATTAGAAACAGGTAGTACATTGACAACTTTTTCAGTTCCTAATTCAACTAGATTAACTAAAGATCGGCCTTTTGCTGTTCTTGAGCTTTCTGGAATCTGATGTACTTTAATACTATGAACATTACCACCATTCGTAAAGATTAATAAATCATCATGCGTTGTAGTAGTTAATACTTTGGTAACCGTATCTTCATCTGGGACATTTGAGATAACACCTTTAGTTCCACGTCCGGTTTGACGATAATCACTCAATAGAGTACGTTTGACATAACCAGATTGTGTAAGTGTAACTACAACATCTTCTTGTTTAATGGTGTCTAAAGGATCAACCTCTTTTAGTGCTCCACGAATTTCGGTTTTACGCTCGTCACCATATTTCTTGGAAATTGCTTGAAGTTCATTTATTATTATTGCATCTACTTCTTTTGGATCATTAATAATCGCTTCAAGTCGTTTAGCTGTAGCTTTTTTACTTTCAAGATTTTTAGCTAACGTATCTCGTTCTAATTTCATTAGTTTACGTAACGTTATGTCAAGGATATATTTAGCCTGTATTTCATTAATCTCTAAAAGTTTAGTTAATTTACTAATTACATCTGCCTCGTCATCACCCTCTTTTATTATTTTTATTACTGCATCTATTTTAAGAGGATCAACTGCTTTATGTAAGGCTTCTAATTTTTCAATATCTTTTTTCGTAGTTTCTAATTGAATTTGTGATTTTTGTTTTACAACTGATTTTCTAAAAGCAATCCAATCAGACATTAATCTACGCATTGGCAATGGACACTTAGACGGAATTCTTTGTCCACCAGGTCCGTCTATAAGGGCAATCATATTACCGCTAACTGTAGTTTTAAGTTGTGTATTTTCATATAACTGATTCAATACAGTATTAGGATCTTCGCCCTTTTTGAGATAAAAAATTACATTTACAGGGTCACCTGCTCGTTCAGAAGATGCATCTTTAAGGTGTGAAACACCAGTAAGTTTTCCATCTCTAAAGGCTTGATCAGCTTTTTCTAGGAAACTGTTGGTTGTAACACCATATGGAAGGTCTTTAACTGTTATTGTTGAATTTTTACCCGATTGGTCAATAACTGTTCTTCCAGTAACAACTAAAGTCCCACTACCTGTTGTAAATAGTTTTTTGATTCCATCCCTTCCGTGAATAATACCACCAGTTGGAAAATCAGGACCTGTAATTAATTTAAGTAAATTATCATCTGTAATATTAGGATCTTTAACCATCTCAACTAAAGCGGCGCTTAATTCTTTAATATTGTGTGGTAGAATTGATGTCGCCCATCCAACAGCAATACCTTCAGAACCATTAGCTAATAAATTGGGAAATTTACTTGGTAACACTGTTGGTTCATCGCGTGATCCGTCAAAGTTTTTAGCAACTTTAACTGTCCATTTTCCATCTACTTGTAAATCATCCAGAAGATCTTCACAGGCATTGCTCATTCTGGCTTCTGTATAACGCATTGCAGCAGCTGGACTTCCGCCAACGTTACCAAAATTTCCCTGTCCTTTTATTAGGGGATACCGAAGAGAGAAAGGTTGTGCCATTCTAACCATCGTACCATATGCTGATGCGTCAGAGTGCGGATGGTAAAATGCCAGACATTGTCCAACTATTGTGGCGGACTTAACTGACTTTTTATTGGGATAAAGATTTAAGTCATTCATAGAGATTAATAATCTTCTATGAGAAGGTTTTAATCCATCCCTAATATCAGGGATGGCTCTATCTGTTAACACATTTAATGAATAATCTAAATAACTATTTGATAATTCATCATTAATATCTATATATTCCATTTATTGATCCTTATGTAGTTTTTCTGAGATAAAAGTCTTTCGTTTATTGGAATCATTACCCATTAATGTTTCTAACAATTGTGTAGTGTTATTAATATCTTTAATATTAATCTGTAACAATCTACGCTTCTCTGGATGCATACTTGTCCAATACAATTGGCTAGCATCTAGCTCGCCTAATCCTTTGAATCGTGTAACTTCTACACGTTTTTGTCCAATCTGCATTAATATTGGAGGTAATTTACTAAAATCTATTGCTGTTGATTTTCCATTAAGACTAATCTTTCCTTTTCCAGTAAGTCCTTTAGTGTATTTAATTGTCTTGCCACTTGCATCTTGTATATCCATTCCATCAGCACCAATTTCAATTAATTTGTCATCAAAATCTTCATTGGTAAGAATGTAATCTTGTGCTTTACCATTTCCAGAGCAGGCGCCGCAATTTTCAACAAGTGCCTTTTTATTTTCACAAATCTGACATTTAATAAATTTGTCTGTTCGTTGTAATTTAAATAATGGTGATTGTGCTATGAAAACTTTACCGTTTTCAATAAGTTTTCTCATTCGTTGAAACAAAAACGTTAATAGCAGAGTTCTAATATGTAATCCATCAACGTCAGCGTCACACATTAGAATGATTTTTCCATATTTACATTTATCAACATCAAAGTTATCTAATATTCCTGTGCCTAGACTCCTTATGATAGAACCAACTTCTTCGTGTTCTAACATTTTTGAAGTCGTGGCTTTCCATGTATTTAAAATTTTACCACCAAGGGCTAAGACAGCTTGTGTTTTTGGATCGCGACCGTTAATTGCGGTTCCAGCGGCTGAATCTCCTTCTACTAGAAATAATTCTATATTATCTGGATCGTCGTCTGTGCAATCTTTTAGTTTATGATTGTTACCGATAAGTGATTTGCTATCCTTCTTAATGCTTTCAATAGCTTTTTTAGAAGCTGTATACGCTCTAAAATTTAGAACAGCCTTTTCAACTATTTTCTTAGCTAGCCCCGGATTTTCTTCGATCCATTTATTTAAATGTTTACTAATAGCAGATCTAACAGCACCGAGAGTTTCTGGATTTGTCAATCTATCTTTTGTTTGACCAGCGAACTGTGGTCTGCTTAATTTAAGACTTATAATTGCAATTAATCCTTGCTTATAGTCTTCACCTCTGAGGGACTTATCCCCTAGTTCTTTTTGGTCTTTCTTAGAAATTATATCTGGTGTTTTCTTTAAATAACTATTAAAGCAGTTTGTTATTGCTGTTTGAAATGCCTGAGTATGTGTTCCACCATCTTTATTAAAAATGTTATTGGTAAAAGACAAGATAATATCATTTTCCATTTCAACATAATTGAAAGCTATATCAACTTTCATATCTTCTTGAGTATTGTCTTCTTTTAAGATGCCGTCAGGTTCAACTATTGCTAATTTGAAATTCTCTTTCAAAAGTGTTGAATTAGTTCCGCATAGTGAAGTTACATAATCACTGATGCCATTTTGTTGGAAAAATGTTTCTTCATGTGGTTTATCACGTTCATCTTTAAATACAATTGTTATTCCAGGATTTAAAAATGATAGGTCTCGTAATCTTTTTAGGAACCATTGTCTGTCTAATTTTTCAACGTCCCTAAAAAGTTTTGTAGATGGCTTAAATTTAATTGATGTTCCATGTAATTTACTATCACCAATTACTTTAACTGGTTCTGTTACAACACCTTCTACGTATTTAAGGAAGTATTTCTTTCCTTCTCTTTGTACTGTTATTTCCATCCAATTGCTACAAAAATTGGCAAGTTTTAATCCAATTCCATGTAAACCAGAGCTGAATTTTTTGTATGCGTTTTTTGTATACTTTCCACTAGAATGTAAATAGCTTGTTGAAACTTCTAGAGTTGAGACAGGATGATCGGGATGTTTTTCTGCCGGAATACCACGACCATTATCAGTTATTGTACACGAACCATCTTGATGAATTATAACGTCAATTTTATTCGCATAACCAGCTAAACATTCATCCAGGCTGTTGTCAATGACCTCGCTTCCGAGGTGGTGAAATCCGTTATAAGATGTGTCGCCAGCATACATAGCAATATTTTGCCTAACTGCGTCAACACCTTCTTTGTGAACCATATCTTTTTCTGTATAATCAGATACTTCTTTATTTTTTGTCATTTAGACTTTCCTTTTCTTTTCTTTAAGATATTGTTTAATGGATTCTAAAATCAAACATCTGAGTTTAGGTATTGATGCCGGATCATTATAATCAATAACTGTAACATTATTATATGCCGTATAAAAATCGAATGGACTAGTATTTGGTATAAACATACAATAATTAAATTTTAGATCTTCTGGTGATTCTCCATAGATAATTTTTATTTCTATAAATTCATCTACTTTATAATAGGAGCTATCAACCTTATAGTGATAGCCAACCATAGCATCAGGTATTGTATTGTTGATTATGTCATTGACAATTATTTCACTATATTTCATTTACTAACCTATAATTAATAATAGCTTGTTCTAGTTTAGTTAAAAATTCTGGATCATTATACTCAAATGTATAAGTATACACGGTAAAATACGTGCTATAAAACAGAACAAACCAACTGTGTTGTCCACTTAAATGAATTATATAGACAGAATTACAAGCGAGATAATAATGTTTCGATAATGTAGTACGTCTAACAGTACATTTTAGTTTTCTAAAAAAATCAAGAATTACACTTTCTATCAAACAAAGTACACCTACCAGTCTTAATTAAGTAGGTGTATTTCTAGTTATCATCAAAGTTGTTTGTAATACGCACCGTAAAAATCTTGTCTTTTTATAATCTCTGCTATTCTTAATTTTGTTCGTTCTAATGCAACTTTCAAAAAATTTGGATTGGATATTCTAAAATTTTCATCATGGAATGAAGATAACTGACTACGTTCGTTTACAAGAACACTAAATAATAATATTTCATTCTTTTGTTTAAGTGTATTACTTACAACACAGAACTCGACAAAATCTGGATGAAATCTTGAATGAAATATTATTTCTCTTCCAATTTGTTCTGAAAGATATTTAGCTATTGTTTCGTAAATCAAACAGGTCTTGTGCCCATTCTATGAATACCAGCGCCTAGACTCTTGAGAAAATCGGGTTCTTTAGGATCTAACAATTCTTTATTTTTTGCATTTTCTTTGGCGACTTTTTTAATGTGAGAATCTGCGGTTTTACCAAGAGCATTAAGATTGTGTAGTTTTACTCTGGTAACAGGAATAACTTTATCAATACCTGGCTTTCCGCCCATTAATTTACCTTTTGGCTCCGCTAAAACTTTTTCAACTTTCTTTTCAACATTACCGAGTTTTTTACGTTTATTTTCTTTATAACCAGGTAGTCCTTTTCCTGTTTCGCGGACAGCTTTTAATTGAGCATGTTTGTCTTTTGATTTAAAGCCTTTATCAAAAAGACCGTGTCTTACAGCTGGAAATTTAACTTTTCCTTGTTGTCCTGCATGAACAGCAGCTAATTTAAGTTCATTTTTCATATCGCGAATTCGTTTTAAATTTTTTTCTAATTGTTCTATTTCTTTATTATGAACTTTATGAACTTCAGCTTTTTTTAGAATCCTATCATGTTCTGTTTCAGCAGAATCTAATCGTTTTAGAATTTCATCAGCAACATCTCTTGAAGAAGGAGATTTATTTGTCCCTGTATCTTCAACAATCGAATTAAAATCTTTATTAGCCAATAAGGACTCTTTTAATATTTTAAAATATGACATAAAAATCTCCTTTTTCTAATTATATCGCTTAGTTCTTTCAATATCAAGTTGTAAAGCTTTTAATTTAGGAATAATTAATTTAATTAAGTTTGGATCCGATAAACAGTAACCTTTATAGTCTAAGCCTATATAAATATAATCATGTAATAAGGTAATTAATAGATATCCATAGTAATAGACAGAGTTAGTATATGTCAATATCACTGATAGTCGGTTTCTATCTAAATCTAATTGATCTAAAATTGTTTCTAGTACTAGAGCTTTCATTTCATTTTATAATTCCAACTTTTTCTAATATGTTTGCTTTTATAATTTTTAAGAAATTCATAAATCGCCGTTCCATTTAAATATCCAGATCCGAAATCGAATCCTACTTCTTTTTTAATTTTGTGAATAATATTGTCTCTTGTAACTTTAGCAATAACGCTTGCCATTCCAACAACAGTATAATTAACATCAGCTTTGTGTTCTACAATTAAATCCTGTGTAAGTTCTTTTTTAAGATACTGTTTATAGCTATTAGTATTTGTCGAGGGGCAATCAATATAACATTTGGCATCTATACCTTTAAGTAATCTAATTGTTCCATCTGCTTCCAGCCAATTTAAATTGGTTGTACTACTTAATACTGCTTCATCTACTTCGTTAGCAGTATATATTTGTAATTCATAATTAACATTATTTATAAGTTTTTCATAAAGTTTTTCTCTTTTTGGAACTGTAAGTTGTTTGCTATCTTTAATACCAAGTAATTTCCATGCATCTTGCTCTTTTTCATCTATATTAACACAACACATTACCATTGGTCCGATAATACAACCACGACCAGCCTCATCAATTCCCGCTATATTCATTTATAATACTTTCACACGCTTTAACTATTGATTTGTCGACTTCTGGATCAGCTAATAATAACTTAACATATTTAAAGGGGTTTATTGTTCTTATTATACCGTTATAAATTGTGCTATCAATTAAAAATTCGCTTTTATCCTGTTTAAAATAGATATTAATATATAACTCCTTGTAACTAATATCTATAGAGGGGCAATTATGCGTCTCTCCATATCTAATTTTAAGATCAGGAAATTTAAGATTTAATCTATTGAACGTCCTTAAAAACACAGTTTGTAAATATTCATGTGGTATAAGCATATTTTCTCCTAGCTATTCTCAATGCTGCGTATATACTAGCATCAAGGAGTTAATTAAATATGATCGGTAGTAAATATGGTAAATGGAAAGTTTTATCAGAAGGTAAAATAGAAGGAAATAAACACTATTATAATGTAGTATGTGAATGCGGAAAAATATCTGAAGTTGAATTAAACAATCTTAGATATGGAAGATCAACTCAGTGTCGCGCGTGCGCAGGTGCCTCTAGATTAGGAGTTTCTGCCGAATTATTCAAACCAGGAACATTATTTGGTAGATGGGAGATTATAAGAGAACAAGAACTTGTTGATGCTAAAAAACGTTCATATTTATGCAGATGTAAGTGTGGTGTTGAAAGTGTTATTCCAGGATATGCTTTAAAATCTGGAAGATCTACTCAGTGTAAGGATTGTAAACTAGGGAAAGGATTATAATGATTAAAAAACCAGTAACAGTCAAAGAACTCAAACAAGAATTAGTTGGAGATGTAGTAATAAAATTTGGGGCTAGTTGGTGTAATCCTTGTGTCAAACTAACACCAATATATGATAAAGTAGCAAATTTTACTGAGAGTAAAACATTCTTATCTATCGACATAGATGCTAGTCCGGAAATTGCCGAACTCTATGAGATAGAATCAGTACCAACTCTAGTTTTCCAGCGAGATAATAAGATACTCCACAAATTTTCTGGTGTTCCATCTGAATTAAAATTAAAAGAGACTATAAATAGTGTTTTCAGTCGATAAAAGATTCCATGAGGCATATCTAAAAAAATGTGATGCTGTTAAAACATGTAAATTGTTATCAAAAGCAATACAACAAAATATAACCATTCCGGATGTTCCTAATATAATTGCATTACGAGATCGTTTAAGAAATAATGTTAGGCGCTATAGAATGGTGATAGCTAATTGGCGTGAGACTAAAAATATCAAAGTCTCATCAAAAAGAATTAGAAAATTAACTTTTACTTTTAAGAATAAAGGATTCACATACGCAAAAAATACTTTAGGAGTAACATTTTAATATGCATTCAATGTATGTAGATAGTAATGAAAACAGAATATTATGCGCTGATACTGATTATATAAAATCTAATGATCGCTGTATTAAAAGCTGTGAATTAGATTTAGTAGAATATAGAAAAATACCAATAGTAATAGAATATAATAAATACAACCATATACCTTTAATGGTTTGTGATAAATGTAGAGAAGAATTTTTATTTAAAAAATTAATTGATCTCCAAGAAACAGTTAATTATTTACAAGAAAAGTTAAATTAATTAAGATATAATAAGATTGTCACTCTAAACAAGGACAATAAATATGAATAAATACATGTGTTCCTGCTGTGGTGTTAATCCAAAGCAGGTTCATTCTTTTTGCTTCGAATGCCACGGCGAAGAACTCGGCTATAAATTAGAAGATTTAGTTGCTAAAGTGGGTAACGATCATCTCGCAAGGTGCTCTGAAAAGAATTGTTATCTATGTCAACAACATAAAGATGAAAATTTCTATGAAACAAAGAGAATGGCGAAAAATAAAGCATTAGGACGATATGGTAAAATAAATAAAATTGAAGGTGAGAAAGAACTTGAAAGGATTAAAAATAGAGAACAAAACTATAACAAAAAATATAGATAAACAAAAAAAGGCCAGTTATCACACTGGCCTTCTTCATTATTTTACTTCTATTTGTCTTGGCTTTTGCTCCTCATTTTTATCTATTGTTACAGTTAATAATCCATCTTTTAAATCAGCTGTTACTTTCAATAGATCCGCATCTTTTGGTAAACTATAACATTGTTTGTAACTAGCTTTTACTTTTGTTGACTCCCGTTTAGCACAAATTGTTAATTTTCCATTATCAACCGTTACATCAAGATTCTCTTTTTTATAACCTGGTAGTTCTACTGTTAATACGTAAGAATCTTTTGTTTCATCAAACCAATAGTTATTTTTTACTTTAGGACTGACATCGAAAACATCATTAAAAAAATTGTCGTGTATTCTATTTATAGCAAACATTTTAATCTCCTTTTCAAGACATCATTGTCTTGATACCCCCTATATAGCAAAAAGTATGCCAATTGAAAATATTTTCTAAAATTGTTTGTAACCCCTTAGTGTTTAAAGTGTTACATCTATAAAGCCGTTTGATGCTAAGTATGTCAGTTTGTCATGACTTGATATTGTTTCCTGCCAGGTTAAACTCTAAGTAGGAGATAATTATGCCAAAACAAACAAAAGTTAAAAATAATACTCCGATTTCTGTGTTTAATAGAAAACCACTAATACAAATTCCATCCGGTGATACTGTTCCGTATAATTTTTATCATGCAAAACAACCAGAGTTTAAGAGGCAAAAATGACATATAATATTCTATATAAAAGAAATAGTTTTAATAAAGAAGAGATTGAGGTAGCGAGTAAATATTTTAATACCTATAAATTACGGACTGAAATTCCAGAAGGTTCAACTGTTATATGTAGATACGCAGCATTGCCGGATAATAGAGAATTAGAATTAGATTTATTAAACTTAGGATCAAAACTAATAAATTCTAACACACAACATAATTGGATAGCTAATTTTGATTACTACGATGAAATCAAACAATTTACTCCCAGATCTTGGCGTGAATACGAATTCCCAAGTTGTAATCATAAAGGACCTTTTGTAGTTAAAGGTGCAACAAACTCACTTAAAAATAGCTTTTATAAAAATATGTATGCTGCAAATCGAATAGAGGCATCAAGAGTTGCTTCTAATATTGCGAAAGATTGTTATGTGGGGCAACAGAGTATTATTTATAGAGAATTTATAGAATTGAGAACATTTGCCGAAGATCCAATTAATAGAATGCCTATTGCAAATGAGCACCGTTTATTTTTCTATAAGAATACACTTTTATCGCATGGGTATTATTGGGATAATTCTGAGTTCGATCCTCCTCTTGATGCTAAGGGATTACAACTTGCCCAAAAAGTCGCAGATATTGTCCAACACTATGTTAATTTTTATGTAATTGACATCGCAGAGACAAAAGATGGAGAATGGATTGTTATAGAGTTAAATGATGGACAACAATCCGGACTATCTAGAAACGATCCAAACACACTATATTCAAATTTAAAATCACGAATTGAAAGGAATGCATGATAAAACAAGAGAAATTAGATTTCTGGGTTAAACATAATTATAATGTACTATTTACTGGATTAGCTGGTTGTGGTAAAACGGCTACAGTTTTAGAAACATTTAAACGTAATAATATAAATTATAAGTATTTTAGCGCACCAACATTGGACCCATTTACTGATTTAGTTGGTGTTCCAACTGCTAAAACTGATGCAGAAGGTAAAACTTATCTTGATTTTATCATGCCACGAGATTTAGCTGAAGATAAGATCGAAGCTATCTTTATTGACGAATTGAATAGAGCAAAACCAAAGACACTTAATGCTCTAATGGAATTAATTCAATTCAAAACAATTAACGGGAGAAAGTTCAATAATCTCAGAATGATCTGGGCCGCTATTAATCCCTCTGATAGCAAAGAACACGATTATAATGTTGAGGCTCTCGATGAGGCTAGTCGAGATAGATTTCAAGTGCATGTAGATTTCCCTTACGTATTAGATGTATCGTATTTCAAATCCAAATATGACAAACAACTTGTTGCTGGTTTGGCAGAATGGTGGAAAGCTTTACCTCAAGCTGAAAAACTTAAAGTTTCTCCCCGCAGAGCAGAATACGCTTTGGATATTCTTACTAAAGGTGGTGATGTTCGTGACGTTATCCCGAGTTCAGCCAATGTTTCAGCTTTAATTGCTCTAATTAAGGTTGGTCCTTATGATAAACAAGTTGAAGATATTTTTAATCGGCGTGATAAAGAAGCGGCCTATAAATTATTAATTAATGAAAATGATTATAATTATGCCATGAAATATATTTTAGACGATAAAAATCGTTTAAGATTCTTTTTACCATTATTAACTAATGAAAAGCTTACAACACTATTAGATGATAATCGTGTTCTAGATGTAATTACAGATGATATGAGTATCGAACCAAAGTTCTCAAATACTATTAATAGTGTGTTAAAGACTAATGCTAATAGAGGACTTTGTAAGAAGATTCATACAGTTTTAAATAAAAAGAAACCAAAGGTTTCATCTCCAACTGATTGGCAAACAGCAGTATTAAGAATTAAAGGATCATACCTCAAATCAGCGAACGAGAAAAACCAGGCGTTCTCAGAAATACTAGAGATACCAATGAAAGAAATAGATATTTCTATGGCTCATAATTATTTACACGCAATAAATAATGCATGTGCTGGCAAGAGAACACTTTCAGTATATCATGCTAGATTAGTTATAGAAAATCTTAAAAAAGTGTGCGCCATTATTAATCCATATGTTGAGACAAAACAATGTTTACAATCATATGGCTTCATTGACTTAGTTAAATTATGGGATAAAGCACTAGTATCAAACCCCGCTCCTGGTCTCGGATTTAATTCGATAATGTCTGCATTAGATCAACAACCAGTATATCCAAAGATAACAACATGATTGAAAATGATGACTGGCTTAAAATATCATATGATCTAGAACAGTATCATGTTATATTTTATAAACTATGGGGAATGGGAAAACCAGTATTCACAGAATCTATTCCTACAGCAGCTGTTTACTTCAATAAAGAAGGCGAATATTTAGAATTTAAATTTAATCCGAAGTTTTGGGATTCATTATCTCATTACGAACGATTATTTGTAATCTCGCACGAATGTCTACATATTGTCCTAAGACACGGACAGCGAGGTATTAATTGTGAGAATCAACAATTAGCAAACATCGCTATGGATATATGTGTTAATCACCTACTGGTCAATGGGTTTGGATTTAACAGGCAAGCACTAAAAGATAATGACAAAATTTGCTGGGTTGATACTATTTTTCCAAATAGAAACGTTCCCGACAATGAATCATTTGAATATTATTACAACCTATTAAATAATAATCCCCCGCAAAAAATACAAGAGCCGTTGGATTCGCATTCTGGAATAGGAATAGAGTCAGAAAAAATAGATTCGATTTCTAAAGGAAGTTCTGGTGAGGATGATAGCTCTGGTGAAAATAGTTCTGATAAAAATGATAAGCTCGGGGATCCAAAAGATTTTGATAAGCCCTTACAAGATTTAAATGACTTTTTAACAAATGAAGATAAACAAGATTTTTTAAATAAAACAACACATGATTTAAAGCCCGGAACTGGAAGTTTTGGTAGTTGGGTCCAAATGAAAGTCAAGGTTAAGTATAAAAAGAAATGGGAAACAGTTATAAAAAAATGGAGTAAAAAATATTTATCAGATGATGTATTGGTAGACCAATGGGTTAAAAAGAATCGACGTTACACAATGCTCTCGAGCAATCTATTGCTTCCTTCCGAAGAAGAATCAGATCATGTAGAAAAAAATAGAATTACTGTTTGGTTCTTTCAAGATTGTTCTGGCTCATGTGCTCACTTAGCACAAAGATTCTTTAAAGCATCCAGAACATTGGATCCTAGAAGATTTGATATTAAGCTATTTTATTTTGATACTCGTGTTATACCAACAACATTTAAAGAGAATAACGTATATTATGGTGGGGGAACATCTTTTAGTTGTATTGAAAGATATATTCAAGATGAAATCAAAAAACAAGATATACCATATCCAGAATGTTGTTATTTAATAACCGATGGTTATGGTGATTATGTTAAACCTCAATATCCAGAAAGATGGCATTGGTTTTTATCAACATCTTATAGAAGTTGTATTCCAACGGAATGCAATGTTTATGATTTAAAGGATTTTGAATGATCCGACGTTTGGTTTTTGATAAGTTTAAATTTATTGTTAGTAAATATAAACAAAATATCAGGTTCTATGAGCATGGAGAATTTATATACGAATATAATTCTCTGTTAGAAATGGATTTTAATACCGAAAAGGATTTAGTTATATTATATGATAATCATAGATGTCTTGTAAAAGTTTGTTTATCAGATCCTAATTTTTTTGAAATAATGGAAAATCATATTAAAAAGTGTTTAAATGCTTAGAGACATAGTTATTAATAAATGTAAAGATATTTGTAAAAAGTATTTTGATGATAATTATTCATTCCACGAGTTTTTCCGTGGACCCACTGATACGACTCCTTTTTTCTATTTTATTCATAAAAATAAAATATCGGGGTTCAATTATAATGATCGCGCAATTGAATTTGATTTTTATTCTATAGAATCTAATTATGTAACTATTTATACAAAAAATATAGAATATACAAATAAAATTAGTACAAAATTATCATTTTCTGATCCTAATTTATTTAATACTATTGAAAAAATAATTATAGATCTTATATCGAGCGGTGCATAATCAAATATATCAAATATGGTAAATAGTTAATATAAAGAATTAATTTTGAATACTCTTCAGTTATATTTTCTGTACTAAAATTAAAGGAATTTGTTAAATGTATAAAATAATTCTATTATTAATGTTATTAACAGGTTGCGCCATTAATGAAGAAATGAAATTTCAAACATTTCATTACATAGACTCTCAGAATTATAATTCTGAAGACGTTCTTATTATTGTTAAAACAATTACATTTAAGGGATTAGATAATAAATCATACGCTTATTCAGATGTTACATATCCTCCAGAAGATACATATATTGTTGATCAATATTTAGACAAAGATGTGGAGGATATTAAAGAATGTCTAAATAATTATAATATTTTTCAAGTTTCATCTAATGATGAATTAATTAAAACATTAACGCAAATATCGCATAAACCAAAAATTAATAGATTACTAATATGCTTTATCGGGGAAGGAGAATCAAAAGCATTCATTCCTTTTAGATACCTATTTAATAATAGTACCTGCCTTTCTGGCACTAAGATTAAATATAAAGAAGTACTTGAATTAATATCACTATTAAACACTAACGAAACTTGTGTACTAATAGGATGTTGCCAAGCAGGATCTGCTTTAGCTGTGATACCTAAAGAATTTAAAGGAACTATTATAACTAATGCCCCGGATGGTTTCGCTACTACTCCTTGCGAGTCTTCGGGTAATACTTCTTTTTATTCGACTATAATTCCCTTGCTACGAGAACACCAAAATCTATCGAGTTGTACACTTAAAAATGCTGGTCAACCGTTTAATAATTTTAGACACAAATTTGCAGATTTTTGGACTGGCACAGGATTAAAAATATCCTATGATATCGAAAGATTTACTAATAGTCCTTTTATTCCATAGGAGTAATAATGAATAAGAAGTGTTATACAGATACTAAACATGATGGAGATCCAATCTGTCGTGAGTGCGCATTAGATTTATATGGAAAATTACCAAAAAAGAAACTTAAGTATCCAAGAAATTGCTGGAATTGTGATTTTTGTGATGCAGACGAACTAGAAGATAATTATGACAACTGAAATAGAATCTCTAAATGTTGACTGTTTAGTCTCTAAAAGACTAGATGCACCTAACGACCTCTTAGTATCTTTTAAAGATACGGATAATTTAGAAAAATATGTTAGACTTGCATCTTTACCAGGAGACATTAAACAGTTAGTTACTGGTATTATCGAGGCAGAAAACGTTAAAAATTTAATAAAAAAAGAATTAAGTTATCTTCCAGCACCGACAATCGGCTATAATTTAAATGGTACCATACAATTATATTTTACATTAGAAACTGGAGATATTTTTTCAATCATACTAATAAATTATAATAAAAAGTCATCTATTAAAAATGGGATGCTAACACACGCAACCACAGGTTCGATTAGGTGGTCTTTCAACAGTAGAAAGTTTGCCCCTCAAAAAGGCGAATGTGACACGGTAGAAGACTTAATAAAATTTATGAAGGAGTCATTAACTTTAAGTGACTAAACAGACATTTATCGGACACCTAATTCAATCATTACAATTCTATATCAAAAATGTTCCAGAGTTAGAAGATACAAAAATTTCTCTGCTGTTCAATACAAACGAACATAAAAGTGGCATGTGGTCGCAGTATTTAATAGTTCAGTTGAAAGATGGAAGTTACTATAGAATTAAACCAGAAAGAGTTCTTCGATTGGAAGATCACGAACAAAAATTGATTGATAATCTGTCAAATCAAAACGATGACAAAGATGAAGATGATGTGAACAATGAGTAGTTATATTAGAACTTTTTCGGGAAAAAAGATTGACGTATTTAATGCAACAATTGAAGACATAGATCCTATAGATATTGCCCATGCTTTAAGTCTTAAAGTAAGATGGCAGGGTCACTGTAATACTTTTTACAGTGTAGCACATCATTCTTTACGGGTTGCTTCTGTTGTTCGGTTAGTAGCACCAGATCTATATTTACCTGCTCTTTTGCATGACGCTGCCGAAGCTTATTTACCAGATGTTCCAAGCCCTGTTAAACCACAACTTAGTGGATTTAAAGAATTGGAAAATAAATTAGAAGATGTTATTTTTGAACGATTTAATATTCCTATCTTATTTGAAGAAGATAAGAAGATTATAAAACACGCAGATCATGTTCTTCTAAGACTTGAATCTAAAGAACTATTTAGTTACGATCCCGAATTTGATGATGATGGTTGGCCGGGTGTTAATTTTGATATTACACCTGAAGAAATAGCGGCAGCTAAATTTCATTTATTAGACACAACGAATACAAAGTATTTATTTTATAATGAGCTTATTAGTTATGAAAATTCAACTATTTGACGAACCTAACACACTTAGAAATCCAAACATTGATATTCAAACCACAGAGTTTAATAGTGTTGAGTTACTAAATAAACTCAATGAATTGGCAAATCTTGCTAAAAATGATGGAGTTGCAATAGCTGCTCCACAGGCTGGTTGGCATGTTAATGCATTAGCAATCATAGTCAATAAACTTCTGGAAGAAGTTAAACCTGTATTTTTTATTAATCCTATTATAGTAAAACAGTATGGAAATAAAATTAAAGAATCTGAGGGTTGTATATCAGCACCAGGATTATTTTTAGATATCAAACGTCAGTCTAATTTAGAATTAAAATGGCAGGATGAAACTGGAAGACACTTTCATGATACTTTTGAAGGAATTTTTGCCAGAATACTTTTGCACGAGATTGATCATCTAAAAGGTGTGCTTTTTATTGACCATGCTTCCCGTTCTGATCGTATAAAGTATGATGAATGGACTAAACGCAGGAGAATAAATGGCAAAACCTTACAAAATGGCGGACAGAACAAGTAAAGAACTCTGGTCTAGTGAAGGTCTTATTAATTTAATATATAAAGTTTTTAATGATCCCGGACTTACCGAAGAGTTTAAATTAGAATCAATAGATAATATTATTGCTGCCGCTAAAGAATATAATATTGAACTTAAGGGTATAACAAACCCAATTAAAAAGGAAGAACAGGAAGAACAGGAAGAGTCAGAATGAATTTAAACGAATATCAAGATTTTACAGATTCTGTTGCATTATATCCAAAACACGCAGGACTAGTTTATACCTCACTTGGCGGAGTAGGAGAAGCTTCAGAATTTTTAGCAAAGGTATTCTCCTTTGCTAAAGATCATCTTACAGGTGAGATTGCAGCTAAATATCACACGTTAGCAACTGAAATTGAGACTTTAGGAAGACAAGCAGAAGTACTAAAGAAACAAGTTAGAAAGGCCCAGATTCCTTGTGATGTTCTCCCAGAACCAAATCAAGAATTAAAAGATGCGCTAAAGGCAGAATGTGCAGATATTCTCTGGTACGTTGCTCAGCAAGCCAGATCACTAGGATTAACACTTGAGGAGGTTGCTCAAAGTAATGTAGAAAAGTTAAAATCAAGACAAGTTAGAAACGTTTTACACGGTGACGGTGATAACAGATAATTCTAATATAACCTTATTTTACTTGTCCTCCTTTGGTTTCTATGATAACATAGAACTAAAGGAGGAATACATGCCATCAGTTGAATTATTACAACTAGTATTACACGGTGGAATTCCGGCCTTGTCATTAATTATATTATATCTCTTTGCAAAACATCATTTAAAAGTCATCGATCAACACAGAGAAGATGATAAACGATGCGATGAAAAATTACGTCAGATCGAAGAGGATTTTAGAGCAAAATTAGAAGAAGTATACAAAGGTGAACTTAAATTAGTTGAAAGTGTAACTGAAGCTCTTAGCGAATCGACTAAAGCTTTAGAAGCAGTACGTAAAGACATCAATAAATAGGAGGTCTTATGAGTCAAGAAGAATTACAAAACGCACTCAATGCCGCTCATAAAAAATGTGTTTCAACAGCCAAAGCATGTACTAACTCAGCAAAGGCTCTTGAGAAAGATATTAAAGCCTCCAAAAAAATAAATCGTGATAAAAAATGAATAGCATCCGAATAATATTAGAAGAGTGCGGTTGGATATATAACAGCGAAGGATTCTGGCGCTGCGGTGAATTTAAAATTGCAGAAGAGAATCTTAACAATGCAGAAAGAAATGGCCGATCTGGCAAATTAAGAGAGAATATAATTAAGAAACTTTCTAATACAACTAATCCTAACTTATTAGCCACATTAGAAAGACTCAAGGTCAGAAATATACAAAGGGATGACTCATAAAGACCTAATAAAAATCGGTAAAAGTTATTTGAAAAAAGTTCAAAAGTGCCACGTTATAATTAGTGAACGTGGCGCTTCTATTTCTACAGAAATTCCTGATATAATCGGATTTAAAGGCGCCAGAACATCTATACTTATTGAATGCAAAGCGTCGCGGCAAGATTTTAGAAAAGATAAAGATAAATGGTTCCGTTCTCTAGACGCCGGAATGGGTCAAATTAGGTATTATTTAGCACCTAAAGGAATTATTCCTATAGAAGAACTTCCAGATGAGTGGGGTCTTTTAGAGGTTGATAAAAAGTTAGTAGAAACAAAAAAGCCCGGCGCACTCTATATAGAACCAAATAGATGTGCTGCCGAGCTTGGTTTGTTACTAGCTTATATTAATAAATTACAACATCGACTCAAGATTAAAACTGTTTAGCGCGATCCATATTTGAGGTTCGATTCTCTAAGTAGACTGGATTATCTGAGATTAATCCGTGTTTCTCATTATAGAAAGCAAGGCGTTGAACCGGCCAACCAGTAGCTCCAAGATTCTTTTTAGCGAAATCATTTCCACTTTCTGTAGTTCCATTAGCTAATACGAATCTGTGATTTAACATAAAACTTGTATAAGTATGAAAGTGACCTAAGTATAAGTAATCCCAGGGGCTTGTCATGCTATCAATCCAGCCTAGTGCCCGATTTCTAATCGAGGCTAGTGGAAAGCCACCGCCTCCTCCAGTTATTTGATCTCCGTGAACAATCAAATTACCCCAATTATAAATTCGATCAATATAGAACCAATCAAATTTTCCTGGAAATTCTAATCTCCCGGCAAATTCACGACGAGGATGTGTTGTGGAACCAAGTAAATTTCTGTGAACTATAGAATAACAAACTGAGTCCCAATTTGTATCGGCATGTGAATCACCACCATATTTTCCATTTCTTCCATGATTTCCCGGCACACCAACTACCTTAACTTTTCTAAAATTCTCAAGAAGCTTAAGTACAGCACTTGTAATCATCTCTGAACCATTAGTTACAGCTTGTTGGAATACATTTGAATCAATCTCGTGCGCCTGACCTGCGAAAATTTGATCACCTTCAACAATGTCACCACCTAAATAAAGGTGAATCTCTTCTATTTTAGCTGAATTACGACGAACATTAGTTATTTGTAAAGTCTTGTCAACTAAGGTGTTAAGACGATCAGCAGCGATTTGTGTATTATATGAATCAGTTGTTTTACCAATTTGTGAATCAGAATAGTGCAATACAGCAACTTCACTATCCATTACTCTTCGGTCTAATCTTGGAGTTTGAGGTATTTCAATATTTTTTCTATCGCCCATCGCATCGAATACAGCAGCTTTTATTATTTGTTCAACGCTTTTATGACGTGTTATCTGTCCTTTTAATTTACTTATTTCCTTTCTAAGTAGTTCTTCTGCATCACTTAACTCGTTCATTCATTTCTCCTTATTACGTTGCTATTGCGCGAGCTAATAGCAGTTGATACTCTAAAAGTACATAACTCAATAGCATCATGAGTTAAATTGAGGAAAAAATGCCTATTGAAAAGCGTGACGGTCGTTGGTTTAGTTACAAAAATGAAATTGAAAAACATAAAAGATTCAACGATTTAGTCAGAGATCTTAAGCCACATGAATTAGAAGCTTTTAATGAATTACTAAAAACAAATAGTAATCAAATTTTTGAAAATATAGATACAGTTCAATGGGATCCAAATACAGGTCCACCAGTCCCAATTGAGGATTGGCTAAACTCAGAATACTTTCTAGGACAAACTGCCAAAGATATTTACCCTGTGTTTAAAAAAGATCTAGCTGAGATTTTTAATAATAACTACTCTGAGATAATTTTATGTTTACACCCGGACACAAGAGTTCCTTTATTGGACGGAACAACCCCAACTTTGAAAGAACTTTCAGAGAAGTGGAATAAAGACAGAGAACCATTCTGGGTTTACAGTATGAGAGATGGAGAAATAATACCTGCACAAGCTGTAGCTCCTAGACCAACAGGTGTAGATGATTATTATAAAGTCACTTTAGATAATGGTAGCTATTTCATTGCGAATAGTAAACATGAGATGATGGCGCGTGATGGCTCAAGACTCAGAGTTTCCGATATGAAAAAAGGTGATAGTTTAATGCCTTTCAATACTCGAAAATCTGAGAAATCTAGAGATTCAATTGCAGATTATGAAATGATTCAACAACCAAATACAGGTAGGTGGGAATTTACTCATAGAATGGTTGCACATAATCATATCAATACTGTTAGAGAAAAATCTGCGTCTATTATTCATCATGTTAATTTTCTTAAAGAAAATAATACACCAGAAAACCTTCAATTTCTCACCTGGAAAGATCATCAAGATTTACATTGGACTGATGTTAGCAAATATAATAATAATCATTACGTTGTCTCAGTTGAGAAAGTAGGTAAAGGTGATGTCTATTGTCTAACAGTTCCTGAAACTTCTAACTTCGCTATCGTCACTCCTGGCATACCACTTTATGAGGAAAATAAGTTGCAAGTCCTTAGATCAGGAGTATTTAGCAGAAATAGCGGCAGCACACGCAGCGGAAAATCGTACTCAGCCTGCGCAGGAATATTAAGAGTTATATATGAACTATACTGTTTAGCAGACCCTTCACGATCAAACGCTCAAGGCGCTGGCGAACCTGTAGAAATAGTAATGTTTTCTCATACTAAAGAAGCTGCCAAAAAAGTATTATTTGCAAAACTTAAAAATATGTTAATGCAGTCGCCTTTCTTTAAAGAAAGATATGAAGAAACCAAAGATGAAATTAGATTCCCTGGTAAAAGTATTCACGTAATTGGAGCGGCTAGCTCTGACAAAGATCTTCTGGGAACTAACGTTTTCGCAGCAATCGGAGATGAATTAAACTTTTTAGGATCAGTAAAAGTTAACTCAGAAAAATCAGCATCTGGCGACGGATATGATAAAGCCCAACAGGTTTATAACTCGTTGGCCCGTCGTATTAAAGGTACCTTTAAAGGACGTGGGAAGTTATTTCTAGTTAGTTCTAAAAAGAATAGTAATGACTTTACTGAAAGAAGAATAAGAGAATCAATTGAAGCAAAAGATGATTCAGTATTCGTACGTGATTATGCTACATGGGATACCAAACCTTTTAGATTTTCAAAACAAAAATGGTATAGAATTGCATATTCCGATAAAGGATCCAGCCCTTTAATTCTTAAAAACGATCAAGAAAAAGCACCAGACGGATGGAATGTTATTAAATTTCCAGAAGAGTTCTTACCCGAGTTTGAAAAAGACTCTGTTGGTTGTTTTACCGGTGATACGCAAATACAAATGTATGATGGTTCATATTCTAATATTCAAGATCTAGTGGGAAAAAATCAATTTTTTGTCTACTCTTGTGATTCTAATGGAAATTTCACAAAGGGCAACGGCCATTCTGCTAGATTAACTAAAAAAAATGCCGAGATTATTAAAATAACATTAGATAATGGTGCCGTTTATAATTGTACCCCAAATCATTTATTTATGTTAGAAAGTGGAGAATACAAAGAGGCTAGAAATCTTAAATCTATAGATAAACTTAAAGTCAGAAGAAGATTAGTTACTAATCAGCCAACTTCAATTTTCAAAATTGAATCAAATGGAATAGCTGATGTTTACGATATTACTGTAGATAACTATCATAACTTTGCTTTAGGTGATGGAGTCATAGTGCATAATAGTTTAAGAGATATAGGAGGAGTCTCAATTGACTCTGCTAGTGCTTTCTTATCAGATAGATTAGCGATTGATAGAGTATTTAAAGATAAACCTTCTTTGTTCGATAGAGATAGTTGGGCCACAGGTACTAGAATAAATGTTAAATGGAATGACATTTCAACTAAGGACGCAAAGGGAAATTTAATAATGACTTGTTGTCCTAATGCTAATCGTCACGTCGCGCTAGATTTAAGTAAAAATATGTGTGATACAGGATTTGTAATTGCGCATAGAGCAGCTGATGGAGAAGTAATACGACATAGTGGAACAGACGGTGCTAAAAGTTTAGTAGAGGCACCTTATATTCATGTTGATGCTATATTACAAATAGTACCACCTGCTGGTAAAGGAACTGAAGTAGATCATAGAGCAGTTAGAGAATTAATTGCTAAATTACGTGATGACGGAATTCCGATTAAATCGGTTAGCCTGGATCAATGGTCCGGTCCTCCTAATGCCCAAGAACTAATTAAAGCTGGATTTAAAGTAGAACGAGATTTTAGTGTTGTCAGAAAACCAGATGCATATATAACATTAAAGTCACTAATTTATGAAGATAGATTAGAATGTCCAATACATGAAGTTCTTAAAAAAGAGTTGTATGATCTAGAGTTAACCCCGGATGGAAAAGTAGAACATTCACCTTCCGGTAAAAAAGATAGCGCAGACGCACTTGCTGCCGCTGTTTATTGGTTAATTCTTAATGCCAAGCCTTCATCTGGTACTTCAATAATTAAAGGAGGACATCATAATTATTACTCTAGCCCTATTAATGAAGTAGGTTATAATATGAAGGGTGACTATATATTCCCTGATGACGATCAAACTGGAGGAGATGCACCATTATTTATCGTATTATAGAAGCATTCGAGCCTGAACGTCGCGATTTACACTCTAGATTGGAGCGTAGGATACGCGAAAAGGCTGTTGCTCCAGTCAGAGATGTCTTTAAGGCACGAAGAATTAGAATGAATGATGCTAAGAAACCTAATCCATTTAGTTTTCCTAAGCGTAAATCTTTAATAAATCTTCCAAGGGATGGAAAAATAGGCGGGGTTAGAAATGCGGTGTCCTAATTGTGATCGTTTATCAACCTCTGTATTAAAAACTATTATTCCAGTAGACGAAAATATTGATAATATTAAATGGCGTCGTCGTAAATGCAGTAATTGCAAACACGATTTTAAGACTTTTGAAATTACAGAAGAAGAATTTAGAAAATTACATCCTCATAAAATATATGAGAGTAGAACAACACTACAGTCAGTGAAGTTTAAAAAGAAAAAAGGATAATATGGAAACATTAGAAGATATTAGACACTCCTCAGATTTTTATGCAGGAGATCAAACAAGTTTTACTGTTAAAACACCTAAATACACGCTTCCTGGAAAATATGACCCGACGTTATATTTAAAAAAATTCAATCTAAATGGTAAAGTATTAATTTTATTTCCAAGTTATGGTGGATTAATTAATGAAGTTTCAGATTTATATGAGACTTTCTATTATGAACCACGCTTACAATACAAAAAAGGATTGTCAAGAATACTTGCTGTTGTTAAAAGTCCTGCCACAGAAGTATTAAATATTAATAATAAATATGATACTGCTATTTGGTCCGAAGGATTTGAACAAATACCGGATCCATTGACTATTTTAGATAAAGTAATCGAAAATGTATCAACATTATTCATTGAAATTGTACATGGGCAACAAGAGATTATGAATGGTAACTCTGTACGACCAACGGAGCAAACATTTAAAAAGTATCTAAACTCAAAAAATGTAACTTTTGAAGTGATGCCGGGAAGATTAGAAAATAGAACTATTTATAAAATTTCTAAAATAGTTAAACAAGATCCTAATCTAACAAATCCGCTCAAAATGGTCGATGCTACTGTTCCGATCGTAGAAGATCCTGATTCTAAGCAAAAACGCAAGAAAATTAAAAAATCAAAGTAAAGGTGTAATTTGACCCCAGATGAAGCACTAATACACGCCATATTACAAGGCGGTGTAGAAGCTTATTCACATGCAAGACAAAAAGGTATTAAGTCCGAGCATTTATTCGGAGATTACAAACAGGTATACGATCTATTTGAAACATATCTTCCAAAAGGTCGTTTACCTTCTACATCAGAAATAGATCTATTAACACAAATAGAAATAAAAGAACAAAAAGATAAATTAGACATTGATACATGTTCCACGATAATTTCTAATAGAACATTAAAAACTAGTCTAGAAACTGGTTTAGATGCAATAATTCGTAAACTTGAAGATCCTGTTAAAGCTAGATTAGAATTAGATCAATTAGTTATAGATACCGCTCAAGTTAAAGGCACAATACAAAGTACAAATAATCCTCTCTCAATCGAAATTATTGAGAAGAGATACTTAGAAGCAGAAAACGCCGGTGATAAAACATTAGGAATTCCATCTCCGTGGCCTTCTAGAGATAAAGCTTCTCTAGGTTTACATAAAGGTGAATTAGCAGCAATTCTAGCAAAAAGAGGTACCGGAAAGACACAAGGATCACTTGCCTGGATTAATCATGCCTGGTCTAATTACTTTAAAAATGGCGAGAAAATATTAATTATTTCGATGGAAATGCCACCTTGGCAAATTAATTCAAGATTATTTGCAATTCATAACAAATTAGATTTCGCACAATTCAGATCCGGTAAGTTGCCGCCAGATCAAAAATTAAAATTTATGAATTGGTGCGCTGAAATGAAAAAGAAAGATGACAAACGATCTGAAATCATTGTTATCGGTTCTGATTTAGTAGATACGCCAAGTGATGCAGCAAGATATACTGCACAATATAAACCCTCTTTAGTACTTATTGATGGTTTTTACATAATGGGTAAAAGTTCTCGTAAACCTATATGGGAGAGAACATTAGAAAATATTCAGATGATAAAATTAGATGTCGCAGTTTCACAGAATGTTCCTGTTATAGTAACTTCACAATTAAGTGGTTCAGTCGGAAAAGAAGATTTAGATGGTGAAGCTGACTCTGCTGCATATGCAAAAGCAATAGGTGACTACGCCGATACAGTGGATGGTTTATTTGCTGACACTACTTTTCTTGCACAAAAGCAAAGAGTTATGCGTGGTATGAAAGGCCGTGATTTCGAACCAATAGATCTTCTAATTAATTTTAATATGTCGACACAAGACTATTCTGAAATTAAAGTATTAAATAGTAATAACGATTTGCCAGGAGAGCCATCATTGGCAATAGACCAATTACCAGATCTCGGGCCTATGAATCAAATAGCTTTCTAAAATTTAAAAGGATATTTAATGGATCTCGAAGGGATAGTAGAAATTTGTAATCAACTTAAACTTAGTTATTCTCATGTTCGTGATAATAACGAGAGGGTTGGTCCACAAATATCAATAAGTTGTTTTCCTAAAGGTACACCTGTTATGACATCAAAAGGATTAGTTCCTATTGATAAGATAAAAATAGGTGATTATGTACTTACTCATGAAAGCGGCTACCAAAAAGTTAAAGCTACTCATGTTAAATCGTTTACCGGAAATTTAATAACTACATCTTTTAAAGGACTTAATTATTCTATTACAAGTACTGATAATCACAGGGTTTATAACTATAAAAATAATGATATTATAAAACTTCGAAAAGATATTAAAATTTCAAATTCTGGTAAAGAATCAGTTAAAATAAATGATGTACCTCCAAAAATTCATGCGACAGAAGAATTGTCTGAAATTAAGACTTTAAAGATAAAAGATAGACTCGTATTACCTTTTATTCCAAATAAAGATATATTAGTTCCTTTGATAGATCCACTATTATTTAATACAAGAACGTCTACAGGAAAATTAAGAAAACATAGAAAGTCATGTCCCGAGGTTTATTTGTCTAAAGAATTGGCTCATTTGCTAGGATTGTGGTCGGCTAAGGGATGTTCTACTGGAGATATAGGAAGTGGATACAGCTACACTGGATTTACATTTAGAAATGGAGAACCGAGTGTTAAAAAATGTACTAAATTAATAAAAAATATATTTAATGAAACGCCAACGATACGTACAGATGCCGAACATAATACGCAAAGAGTATATATCTATAATAGTTTTATAGCGCGATGGCTTCCATATATACTAGGTCATAAAGCACCAAACAAAATTATACCAGAGTTCATTATGACATCTTCCATCGAGATTAAAAAAGCATTTTTAGAAGGACTACGAGCAGGAGATGGATGTAGGTATGCAGGTAGCAAATCGACAAAAGCCGGTAAATGGGAATCTATAAGTACTACATCAATTACAATGAGTTTTCAATTACCTATACTACTTGGATCTCTTGGAATAGCGTGTAGAAGAACTTCTCGTGCAGAAAGAATTGATAAAAATGGAGTTCACCATAGAGAGAGTTATGAAGTATGTTGGGCGGATACACAAGACCAATGTGTTGGTCAAAAAATACTTAATAAAATGACATATCCTATTAAAGAAATTGTAACTAAAGAAGTTAAAGACATTTTAGTATATAATATGACTGTTGAAAATGACGAAAGTTATATAGTGGGATCAGTAGTTGTTAAAAATTGTCCTTTGGCCCCTTTAAGACATAAAGATCCATATGATCATAATATGGGTTGTAGTGTAAAAATCGACCCAGATGGCCCAAGTGTTGTTAGGTGTTTTTCTGGTTCATGCGGTTTTAAAGGCTCATGGGCCAAAATGCTAGAACTAGCACTAGACGGAACAGAGCATAAAGAACTACTGGAGTCTGTTCAAAAAACAGAAGCCGTTACACTGGAATCATTGTTAGATAAAAGTAAGAAAAAATCTCTTAAGAAGAAAATTATTAAATCTAAGGATATAATTCCAGAATCGAGATGGGATGATTTTAAACATCCTTTACCTTCATACGCTAGTGAGCGTGGAATAAAACCAGAAACAGCAGAACGTTGGTCTTTGGGCCACGATGTAAAATTAAAAAGATTAGTTTTTCCAATTAGAGATAAAGATAAAAATTTAGTCGGAATGCAGGGCAGAGATATAACAAATCAAGCTGAAAGAAGACATCATAATTACGATAATTTTAATCGGCAATTATATCTTCTTGGCGAGCATTTATTAGAACCAAACAAACCAATTGTTATTGTTGAGGGTGCTACAGGAGTGGTTAAAACAGATCAGGCTTTGTATCCAATGGCGTGCTCTGTTGCTGTTCTTGGCGAGGGTTTTTCTAAAGAACACGCAGACACTATTTGTTCTTTTAATCCACCATATGTTTATATTTTTATGGATGGTGATGGTCCAGGTAGAACAATGACAAAAAAGATACATAGAATGTTACAAGGAAGAGTTTCTATTAAATTAATAGAATGCCCTATAGATCTATTAGAAGATGGATCTAAAAAAGATCCCGGCAATCTTCCAGCAGAAGACATCGTGAGATTATTTAATTCCGCCAAGTATGTTCTTGGTAAAAAAGTTGAATTTTCTCATGATTTATCTCAGTGATGCTAGTGAGATATTTTTTGATTGACATACTACATGAGGTCGTGTAGTATAACAATGGCTACAGCATAATGCTAAAAGCTAAATAAGGAGATTAACAAATGACTACATTTAGAGGATCAGGCGGTCCACCCCCAACACCAAATGCAACCGGAAGTCGCTTTAAGAAACTTGAATACGTTCTATCTGAAAAGGTAGGAGAGACACAAAAGAAAGTTTCACCTTTCTTAGTTCGTCTCAATAGTGAAGTAACCGGAACAACTCTTGACGAAAAACCATTCGAATTTTCAGTTCGTATGCACCAAGGCGTTAAGATTAACAATAGTTTCAGTAATAACATAGTTTGTATTTCACAATTCTCAAAGAAAGGTTGTCCAGTTTGTGATGCCACAGGCGAAAAAGGCAAGTGGTTTACAGCGGGAACAATTCTTGACGGTTCAGAATGGGAAATTCCTTCAGGTAAAAATAAAGGACGAGTGATTAAAGATCAACGTCGTTTACTTCTAGTTAACGCTCGTCAACTAGAAGCTATGAAGAAATTAGTATCAAAATTTACTCCGTGGCGTGGTCGTGAGTGGTCAATTTCGAGAGGAACTGACCAAAAAACTCCACGAATTGGGGATATGTGGTTACCAAATGGTAATCCATTAACAGAGGCTCAATTAGCTGAACGTTACAGCAAAGCCGCTGCGGATTATGGTACAACTGTTGAGAAGTACTTAACTCCTTTCAATTATGATGAGGTATTAAAACCAATGTCATTTGAAGAGTTAGAACAAGTAGCTGCTCAAATTCGTAAAGATACGGCTGCAACTGCTGCAATTGCTGAAGCCGCTTCAGATAACGATATACCATTCTGAAAAATTAGCCGCAGTTAATTCTGCGGCATTTAGAGATATAGATCGTGGCGATCAATTGCTTTCATACGGCAACAGAACAAGTTCGATTCTTGTTATCTCTATAGTGAAAAAATGTATATTCTTTTATACTCACGAAATTTGTCGGAACTTTTAAATAATAATAGATAACATGAGGATTTAAATGGATGTTATAAAAATAAAAAAAGAATTAGATACGCGCGAATCAGTTAAATTTGCACTTCTTGAAATATTAAATAATTACAACCAAGATCCACAATCTGCATTACAAGCAGCAAAATTATTGCTTGATAACTATTAATATATTTTAATAGCAATTTAATATCACTCCTACTAAATTCATAGTATGAGTGATATGTTTTTATTTGCAGATATAGATTATATACTCGATCCAGAGAAAGATGATAGCGCATCAATTAAATTAGGAACAATTATCGAGTACTACGACGGGCTTTTTTGGAGATTTGCATTAAGAGCAAGAACATTACTTAACAATTCAGAACTAATGATGGTTAAATTAAAACATAGAGAACAAATGAGAACCCCTTATTTGCATCTGGTTGAATCTATTAAGCTTTATATGGATCCTTTATTGTATCAAACAGATTTTTGCATGTATAAACTATTATCTCAGTATTTCCCAACTGAAAATAATATTCAAGCAGCCGCTGTATTTGAATTAGTGTTAGTTAAAGGTGATACTTACGGAGATTTAATAGAAGAAAGTTTCATCGATATTAAATCTCCACATAGAGAATATTATTGGAATAAATTACCTATTTAGCAACCAATGTTAAGCCAATCCAACTAGCAGGACGCTCTGTACAATCATTAATAACAGGATATTGTGATGTAGATCCTAATTTCCAATTAAGTCCACATTTACAATTAAATTCGAAATGATGTAAGTTTGATAACCATTGTTTTGGATTACATCTAGTAACTGTTAATAATCTATTACCACAAGTACAGACTAAATTAAAATCAGCCATTAAGCACCTATTTTAATAACACGGAAATAACTTGAGCTTTCACCGGCGGTACCTGCTGCGGCTGAATCTCCACCACCGCTATTACTTCCTGCTGCGCCTCCAGCACCAGCAGCGCAGGTTATTTTAGCGTGTACTGTTCCTGCGGCTGTTGTTCCTGCATTACTTCCAGCACCCGCCCATAGTATTCTTAATGATCCTGCACCACCACCGCCACCACCACCAGATGCCATAACTGCTCCGGTATAATTAGTTCCTGCTGCTCCAGCAGTTCCACTACATGTAACTCCAGCGGCAGCATCAGTTCCAATAATTAAGTCTCCTAATACTTCAATACATACTACGTTTCCGGCATTTCCACCAGCACCGCCGGGACTTACACCATTTCCACCACCAGCACCACCACCACCGCCAGAAGCTCCAGGGGCAGCAAATGTATTCCAAGCAAGTGGACTATCTAAATCTCCAATGAAGTCCATATTTGAATTTCTTCCAGGAACAGTTCCTACAGCGCCGGGACTTGTACCAGAACCGCTTGGAGCACCACCTAAACCACCAACTGCAACACTACAAGCTAATGGGATTTCTCTTCTTACAAGTAATTTAGCATTATTAGTAGTCGCAGATGGAGTATCTTGTTGATAATCAACAACATCGCCAGCTTTTAATAAACCACGGTACTCAACAGAAACATCTGGCGAACCAAATGCGCCCGATGTACTTGCTTGTGTTAATACAGCCGTTCCATTTACACGAATCCTATGATTAACTGCACGTCCTGAAGCCTTTATATAATAATAACCATCACCATATGTTGGAATAGTTACGTTGGATGATGAACCACTGTGCATTCCATCTGTATCATAATATTCGCTTGAGAATGCCATCGATTGGTAACCAGCGCCAGTAGTTGCTGAATTATAGAGTGAACATTCGCAGGTTAGAGATGGTAATCCTACTGTTCTGGGACCACCATTACCGCCTCTACCACCACCGCTACCAGATCCATTATTACGTGCTCCTCCACCACCCGCACCGCCAGCAGCGCCAGATAAATAACCCATTCCGTCTTCGCCAGAACCAGCACTAGATGTATTTATACCTCCAGCACCACCTGGGAGATAATTGGATCCATTTATTTTGCCATTTAAATTAAAATTACCACGACATTTAATATGTAAAGCACGTCTTGTAGAAACTGTTAAAACGACTCCTGTATTTATGGTTAAGTTATTATAATTAAATACTCCAGACACTAAAGCATTAGAACTTATAACAACGTTTCCTAATGAACCATCTCCCCCGAAAACACTTGTTCCAGTTGGACCAGTCGCACCAGTTAATCCCGTCGGACCCGTCGGACCGGTTGGTCCATTTGCACCTGTAGGTCCGGGAGGTCCAGTAAATCCTGTGGGTCCGGTTGGACCTGTTGGACCAGTTGGTCCGGCAGGACCAGGAGAACCATTTGGGCCTGTTGGGCCTGTTAATCCTGTTGGGCCTGTAGGACCAGGAGGTCCGCCAGAAGGACCAATTGGCCCGGTCGGACCAGGAGGTCCGGGTGCGCCAATCGAACCAGGGGCTCCGTTAATACCATTTGATCCATCAATTCCAGGAGGTCCTATTGGGCCTGCTGCTCCTGTAGGTCCGGTAAAACCTCTTAAACCTACAGGTCCAATTGGTCCGGGAGGCCCGCCAGGAGTTCCCGGAGGTCCGGGAGGGCCAGGAGGTCCGATAATAAATGTTAAGGCGTTTGTTAATGTACCAGCAGGTGTCTCGATTATTCTAGATGTTTCAATTAAATTGATAATAGTAGGATCTAAAGGATTTGCTTGAAATACATCATCCAAAGAGAAAGTAACTATTCCATATGTTACTCCACGAGGATCAATTACTTTATAGTTTTTTGGCATTAACATTTAAAATCTCCAACAGTGATGATGCTATATAAGAGTCTAACATAGTGTTAATAAGGAGTCAAATTATGACTACAGTATTATATCATGCCGATTGCGCCGATGGTTTTACAGCAGCATGGGCTTTTAATGTCGCATATAAAAATTCAGCCGAGTATATTCCTGTGCAACATGGAAATCCACCACCAGACGTTACGGGTAAAGATGTTTATATTTTAGATTTTTCTTATAAAAAAGAAACGCTTTTAAAGTTAAAAGAACAAGCTCGATCTATTAAAGTACTAGACCATCATTTAAGTGCCAAAAACGATCTTGAAGGCTTAGATTTTTGTACATTTGATATGAATAAATCCGGCGCTGGAATGGCATGGGATTATTTATTTAGCACAGAAAGAAATTGGCTAGTTAACTATGTAGAAGACAGAGATTTATGGAAATGGAATTTTCCAAATGCTAGAGAAATTTGTGAGGCTATAGATTTAAGAGATAGAACATTCGAAGAATGGAATAAACTTTCACAGATGAATATTAACGACTTAATAATAGAAGGTTCAGCGGCGCTTAAATTAAAAAACAAACAAATTGAGAATGCGCTCAAATTAGCGAGACCAATTGAATTAGATGGTTTCAGTGGTTTAGCTGTTAATTCATACTGTTTTGCATCAGAAATCGGAAACAGACTTGCTGAGAAGGCAACTTTTGGCTGTGTCTGGAATATGCTTTCAGATGGAAGAATTAAATATTCATTAAGATCTATTGGAAATTTTGATGTTTCTAAAATAGCCCAAATATATGGTGGGGGAGGGCATCTTAATGCTAGTTCTATGATTACAAATTGTTATTTAGTTGAATAGGGAAAGTATATGAAATATTTAGTGATATTAATTATCTTTATGATTGGTTGTGCTCCTTACTCTTTAAAAGAAAATCTATCATACGGCGAACAAATCTCAGATAGATATGATAAGTATGAACCAACAAATTGGAATGGCAAAACAATAATATACATTCATGGTGGCGCTCTTATGATGGGTGATAAGAGTGAAGCAAAAGAATTTGCTAATCTTGTATGTCCTTTAGGCTACAAAGTTTACAGCCCAAATTACCGTCTTACTATAGATAAGAATCTATGGCCTTCTCAGATTGATGATTGTTTAAAATTTCAAAAATTTGCATATGAAAATTTAAATGAAAAACGCATTATCATGGCCGGATCATCTGCTGGTGCTACATTAGCCGTACAAAGCACTTTTAGAGGTTTATCCGATAATGAGTATATTACAAATAGTTGTATCAATATATCTGGCTGGCATGACATTACCTTAAATAAAAATTTATGCTTTTCCGATTATGATCGTATTACAAATTTAATGTTTGGTTCAACACCAACAATGGAATATTTAAATTCGGCTACGTCAATAACATATAGTAGAAATAATATTAAAATATTAACAATACACGGACAAGAAGATTCAAATGTATTTGTTTCGCAAGCTGAAGCATTAAAAAATCATTTAAATAAATTTAAAAACATTAATCATACCTATATAATTTGGACCGATGCTAGGGCTAAGCTGCATGGTAAAGATTGTGTAGAAAAAGGGTCAGAAGACATAGTTAATTTCTTGAATAAACAATAAGAGGATATTATGAGCGAAAATACCGAAGTAAAACACGAACCAGTACATTTTGATGTCGTGGGATCAACAGCAACTGCGCCGACTATTCAACCAACTATTACTGAATCAACACCAGTTGAATCTGCTGAACAACAACCTTTGCCACAAATACAAGGAGCACAATGTCATATTTGCAGTACAGCTTTTAAACATTGCGAAGTTGTAATGATGGGATTAAATAAAGCAAAAACGCCAATTGCTATACACCCTTCTTGTTTAAAAGAAGGTGTTGACGTAGAAGAATTGACAAATATTAATGTTGCTATTGATACAGGTAAGAAGGTCTCAAGCGCAAAAGAATTCGTAGTTCGCAAACATATTAAAGCACTTTTAAAGAAAATTCAGAAAGCGCAGATGGCACAACAACAGAAAGGTAACTAAATGATTACATTTGATACAAATACATTATCTTCTTACATTTTTAATTCAAAATTAAAAGAGTATATAGAACAAAATGCTTTATATTATACTGAATTAGATAGTTTTGAATTTGATTTAAAAGATAAAAACTGGGATGATATAATTAAAATTGTAGAAAGTTTTAAAGTTACTGACTCTATAGAATTTAAAATTAAACTCTCTAAAATCGAAAATAATCAATTAAATATTGCGATTATTAATGATATCGCTACCAATACTAATGAAACACTATTAGTTAATTTATTTGTAGGACTTAATACAAATTATATAATACCACAAATACATGCCAAAACTATAGCGTTTGCAAAATCAACTTTAAAATTGCTTAAAGATCATTTTAGTAAGTATCTTAAAAAACCGCAGACAAAAACTATCACTAATTTTCCTGTCGCAGTATGGTCTTTGTCAGATAGTGGTCCATCATTTGTTATTAAATATTTTAATTTCCTAGAAGAGAAAAATTTAATTAATAATTATTCAGAATCAATTTTTAAATCTGTTAAAAATCTACCGGATAAGATACATAACAGATCGGGCAACATAATTATTTGGACCGGAGACCCTGGCACTGGTAAGTCAACTGCAATCAAGTACTTGTTAGGTGAGTGTTATAAACAAAACATAATGCCTGAAATAATTTTTGATGTTGAAAAATTATTCGCGTCTCCTTCTTATATGAAAGAATTGTTGTTATCCAATGGCACGCTAGGGGCTTTAAATAGAGAATTATCAACTTCAGATAGTCCTGAGTCAACTGAGACAAAACTATCTAAAAGAATCATAATTTTAGAAGATTCGGCTGATTTCTTTTCGATGAACTGTCGTAGTAATCCTGGATTTTCACGTCTATTGAATATAACTGATGGTTTATTGTCAGATGGTGATTTTAAGTTGTTATTAACTGCCAATGAGTCTATAGATGCCTTTGATCCCGCAATTATTCGATCTGGTCGTTGCATACAAAGATTGGTCTTTGATAAGTTAAAAGACAATACACTAGATAATTGGCTGGCGCATAATAATGTAAGTCAAGACAGACTTACAGAATCAGAATATACACTCGCCGATTTATATGCTATTAAAGATGATCCAGATTATAAACCAGCCACTAAAGTCTCTCGTGTAGGCTTTTGAAATTAAAGGCTGGATAAAAACCTTAAATAGTTTAAGATAATGTTGTCGCTAATTAAAGGAGACAATCATTTGGCTAGAAAGAAGGTTCACCACAAGGTACAAGATTTTTCAACAAAACAACAAAGTAAAGTAAAGACTGTAAAGGATCTTTTCAAACCAGTAGCTCCGAGAACACAGGGTCAGGAAGAATTATTTGATGCAATTAAAGAAAATATAGTTACAATTGCATCTGGTCCTCCCGGTTCTGGTAAAAGCTTATGCGCTATGAGTTTAGCCCTACAATCTTACTTTAAAGGAGAAGTATTCCGTATTGTTATAGTTCGTCCAACTATTATGGCTGGTGATGATCAAGACTTAGGTGCGTTACCAGGCGAATTAGAAAACAAAATGGATCCATTCCTACGTCCTCTCTTAAAAGATGCCGCAGGTGAACTAATTTCTTACAACTATAATAAGTCCAGTCATAATGGAAGCGCAGATCCTCTAAAAGAACTTCTTCTTCAATTAGACATTGAGATAGTTCCTTTAGCTTATATACGTGGACGTAGTTTTAATAACGCTTTCATCATTCTAGATGAGGCACAAAACTGCACTTATAAAGATCTTAAGCTTTTCCTAACTCGTATTGGTAAAAAATGTATCGTTGTTGTTGAAGGTGACGTTACACAAACCGATATTCCAGATAGTGGACTAGCAGAAGTAATGGAAAGATTAGAAGGAACACCAGATATTGGGGTTGTTCGACTATCTAACCGAGATGTCTTACGTAGTGAGATAGTAAGTAGAATTATCGAAAAATTATAAATGAAAGAACTTAGGCTGCACCAAAAAGATCTTTTAATGAGAGCCAGAGAAATAATTTCTGGCTCTATTACTGATAAACTTACTGTAACACATGTAACTCCAGGCGGCGGTAAATCTTTGCTATGTATGATTTTAGCCAAAGAATTGTTAGATGCCGGTTTAATAGATGCTGTTGTTTGGATTTGTCCAAGAACATCATTAACTACTCAAGCGGCGGATGGTTTTCAAGATTCAGACATCAATCCTTATTATTTTATTACACGACCTGGAAATAAAGCTCCTCTTATTTTAAATCGAGAAGGTTGTGTTGGTTACTCAGCTACGTATCAGGGAGTTGCAGCAAATCCTAATCTTCATCTCAGAGAATTATTAAACAAACGGTATCTTCTAATCTTAGATGAACCTCATCATTTGCAAGATAATATGAATACTGCTGCAATGTGGACGGCGGCTATAGAACCTTTGGTTAAAGGAGCTTATCACACTCTTTTAATGACCGGAACAATTGAACGGCATGATCAAAAACAAATTCCATTCATTCCGTACGTTTTTGATGCAGGGGCATATTATCCTGTAAAAGATATCGTATATACAAGATATGATGCTTTAACTGAAAAAGCGATAGTTCCTATAAAATTTACATTTGAAAAGGGTTGGGTTCAATTTGAAGACGCATTAGGAACGCACAATATAGACATTTCAACAGCTGAAGATGACGAAGTTTCTAAAGTTATTCAAACTTTCCTCGCCAAAACAGATTTTAGAAATAAATTACTAGATCGTGGTATTAGTGATTGGCTCGCATCAAGATCAAAATATAATTCAAGAGCAATTGTAATTTGTTCACGTCAGGATATTGCAAGAGAATTAGCAGCAAAAATTAATAAGGATTATGGTGTTGATGTCGCATTAGCTGTATCAGATGATAAACACTCTCAACAAACTATTAAACAATTTCGTAAACGTTTGTTTGGAGATGTCTTAGTTACTGTTGGAATGGCATACGAAGGGCTGGATGTTCCAGACTGTAAGTATCTTATATGCCTGACAAATATTCGATCGCTGCCCTGGCTAGAACAAGCGTTTGCTCGTGTTACAAGAGTAGATTATAAAGCATTAAATTCTGGTGTATCTTACGAAGAACAGCAAGCTTCTATCTATGTTCCAGATGATCCTAGAATGCAGAAGATAGTTGCGTTGATGCTAGAAGAACAGGATAGGGGAATTAAGGCTAGAAAAGCGCAAAAGCCAAAACCACAGGAAAATGGTCCTGCATTACCGATGATTTTTAAACCGATCGGTGCTGATTCTGAAGGAACAACTACAACAATATTAGGAACGGACCAAGAACAAGAGACAAGACCCTATAATGCCGGCGAACAAGAAAGAATAAAACTTCTTAGTATTCTCATTCGTCGCAGGGATCATATGCGTCGCTTAAATAAAGGAACTACATTAAAATTAATAGTTTCAAAATTTAAAAAAGGCAAACAAATGACGCAACAAGAAATAGAAGATGCTATTTTATATATAGAGGAACTACTTAAAAATAAATCATGAAAAAACTTAGATTACACCAATCTGAACTCTTTAAAAGGGCAGAACAGATTGTTAATGGTACTATTGTAAGTAAAACTACAGTCGCCCATTCTGTTCCGGGAGCCGGTAAGTCAAGCGGTGCAAGTATTTACGCGCACGCCCTTATAAAAGGACAACACATTAATCGTGTTGTTTGGGTTTGCCCCCGTAGTTCGTTAGCGCAACAAGCAGCGGACGGATTTAAAATTCCTGAATTAGGAATGAATTATACAATTCGTAAAGCTGATAATATTGCTCCGCTATTCAGAGATGTTTCAAATGGCTGCGCAGGATATGTAACAACATATCAATCTGTTGCTGCTAATCCGGAATTGCATATTAATTCAACAAAGCATACAAAATATTTATTAATTCTTGATGAGCCGCATCATCTACAAGACGAATCAGACGGGGCATGGGTTAAAGCATTAGAACCATTAGTCGAGAATGCTACTCATACATTATTAATGACCGGAACAATCGAACGTCACGATAAGAAACTTATTCCTTTTATAGAATATATTGAAGAAGAAGATTCTTATTTTCCAGTTAAAGATATTATCTATTCTCGATTTGATGCCTTATTAGAAGAAGCAGTAGTACCTATTGAATTTATTTACGAACGCGGTTGGGTCAAATTTGAAGATGAGTTTGGTGTTCATGAACTTAATATTTCAAATGCAACAGATTCAGAAACCTCTAGGGTTATTCAGACATTTTTAGATAAAACAGACTTTAGAGATAAACTTCTACGAAGGGGCGTTAATCATTGGATAGAGACTAGAAAAATATACCCTTCTAGAGCAATTATAATTTGTGCCACTCAACAGATGGCTAAGGATATTACTGTTCAATTAAAAGACGAATTCAAAATCAAAGCCTCTCTTGCTATTTCTGAGGATAGCAGTTCACAAGAAACGATCAAAGATTTTCGAAAAGGAATTGGTCAAGTATTAGTTACAGTAGGAATGGCTTATGAAGGATTAGACGTTCCAGATTGTAAACATTTAATTTGTCTTACAAATACAAGATCCGTTCCTTGGTTAGAACAAGCATTTGCTCGCGTAACTCGTGTAGATTATACGGCAATTAAAAATAATTATCCTTACAACAAACAAAAAGCATATATTTTTGTTCCAGACGATCCAAGAATGCAAAGAGTGGTTTATACTATCTCTGAAGAACAAGATCGAGGAATTAAAGTTAAAAAACAGAAAGAATTGGAAGCAAAAGAAAATACCGAAAGGTCCGAACAAATAATCAAATTTACCCCGTTAGGTGCAGGATCTACGGGAACTAATACAACATCACTACAATTAGAACAGCTACAAGAAATGAATGTTGCTATTGCTACTCCAGATGAGCAAGAACAGAGAAAGATGATTGAGATGATGTCTAGACGCCGCGATATTATTAAACGCTTGCCAAGAGGCACCACGAATAAACTGCTTTTTAGGCAATTTAAAAAATCAAGAAGTCAAATGAGTGGTAGAGAATTGTCAGTAGTCTTAAATTATATCAATTCCCTCTTAGGAAGAAATAAATGAAAATATTCAAAATATTCAATATTGAGATAGTTGTTGATATATTATTTTTAATAATGTTACTTTCTTTTCTATTAAGTAATACACTATTACCAGCTTTTATATTATATACATCAGTTTTATTACATGAATTAGGTCACGGTTTAACTGCCAAATACTTTGGTTACAGCGTTCCACGAATAGTATTACATCCATTTGGCGGCATAGCTCATATTAATCATCATACTAAAATAGACCCATTTCATATGTCATTTATTTCAATAATGGGGCCTATAGTAAATATCATACTCGCAATTATCGCTATATTATTTATGTATATTTTAGGGCCTCTATATTTATTAGATATCTTATTTACATCTAATATTATTATGTGTATTTTTAATCTTATTCCTGTACTTCCGTTAGATGGAGGTCAGATAGTATTATCTATATGTGAATTATTAAATTTTAATATTAAAAATGTTAGAAAATTTTTAATCTTCGGCGGTTTAGTATTAGGTGCCTTTTTAATAGGTATCGGAGCATACTACGGTCTAATAATAACAATTATGATTGGTATATTTCTTTGTTTACATAATACAGGAGAGCGTAATGAATACATTAAAAGCAACAGTTGATGGTGATGGTGGTACGCTAGAGTTTAGTAGAAACATGGACACTAGTAACATTGTATTGAGTATTCAAGGAAAAAACTCACAATGCTTGACATTAGAGGTATCAGCTGCGAATCTATTACATGCAGTCAAATCTATGATACCTGATCTCAACATAACGGTAACTTAAAAGGTTTGTACTGCATGAGAGCGCAAATTGGATTGCTTACATGCAGATTATGGAATTAGCCTTAATAGACTCACACAACAACAAAAAGAAAACATTAAAAAACAATTAACTCTTGAGGCCCAAGCCTGGAAAGATAATCCTGGATTTACTGTTTGTTCCTATCATGAAGATGATAAATATTTATGGGTGCCAAGAGCTTTTGGAAAGCAATTAAATCAACAATATACGGATACTACAGTAACAGGAATACCACAAAAATTTAATTTTATTGCTACTTTGGATGAGAGTCGTGGTCAAACAGCCGCTGTTAAAAGTATGGAGCAGTATTTACAACAGCAATTTGGTGGAGTACTAATAGCAGGTACAGGCTTTGGCAAAACATTAGTAAGTTATGCAATTGCTTCCAAATTTAATACTTCTATTGGTGTATTTATATATGCTGGGCATATGTTTGATAACTGGATTAAAGAAGCAGAGAAAGCTCTTGGTATTAAACAAGAAGACATCGGAATAGTACAGCAAGATAAATGTATATTAAATAAACCTATTACTCTAATGAGTATTCAAAGCTTACTGTCTAGAAAATATCCAGATGAACTTTATAATCAATTTGGTTTTATAATAAATGATGAAACACAAAGATTTGGTAGTGAAAAATGGTCAACCGTTTGGAGACAATTTCCTGCAAAATATAGATTAGCTGTCACAGCTGATATTAATAGAAAAGATGGTTTAACCAATATTATAAAATGGAATTTAGGTGAAATAGGGCATACAGTTCAAAAAAAGACAGCAAAATTATTAGTATGCGGAATTAATACAAATATAGATTATCCATATAATAGTTATAAAAGTTGGACACCTGATGCATGGGGAAATTATCCACCAGACCCACTTAAATATGATAAGAAATTAGCCAAAGACGGTAAAAGAAATAAAATTATAGTTGAGGAACTAGTAAAAGCCAGACAACCTGGAAAACGCAGAATATTAGTTTTCTCTAGATTAAGAAATCACTTAGATACACTTAAATTAATGTTTGAAAATGAAATAGCCAAAATTAAGGATTATCCGCAAACTAAAGTAGAATTAATGGTCGGCGGTCAGAAAAAAGCAACTAGAGATACTGCTGTCGCAGGAGATGTAATTTTTACAACATTTTCTTATGCCAGAGACGCTTTAAATATTACATCTTTGGATACAGAATTCTTTGCTACTCCTCCGGGAGATCCCTTACAACCAGCCGGACGATTGAGAGATAAAGGTGATGCTAATCGAGAAAGACTATTATTAGTAGACTTCTATGAGAATAATGAATACTCAAAGAAAAAATGGGAAAGACGTGAAGCTTTTTATAGAAGTAAAGATCATGAGATTAAAAAGTTTACTAGAAATTAATAGAATTGTGTTATAATCATAGTGGCTACAGCGTATCGCTAAAAGCTAATATAGGAGATTAAAATGGCTACAAAATCAAAAGATTCACAAATAGCAGTTACAAAGATGACAGTTACGAAAACTGCTAAATTGAAAGACGGTATAGATAAAATTGATACAACAGAAGAAACATTAGAAGTTCATAAATTTGCAACAACTCCTGCTTCTGTTCATGTACACATTCCTTTAAAGCTTAGTATGGATTATCAAAGTCTAGGCATTGAAATTGGTGTTACTCGTCCCTGTTACATTGAAGAAATGGATGCAGCTTTTAAACTGGCTTATGATGCAGCTTTCAAGAAGATTCAAGAGCATATTCCAGAAATTAAACAAACGTTGGCTCAATTGACGGGACGTACTCAAAAAGTATTAACTGAAAACAAAACTAAGTAATAGGTGAATTATGGGAAGACCAAAGAAGAATCCTGAAGGTGATGAGGAAAATATGTCCGAAGATACAGTAGCAGAAAAGGTTGAAGAAACAACTGAAAAAAATGTTAAACCGGCACAAAAAATAGGAGAAAATAAAGGATTTGGCGCTTTTAAAGCTGCTGCACAAAAGAAGTGGGCTGGAAATATCGGTGTGGCATCAGAACTTAATGTTAAGGTACCTAGAATCTCATTTGGTAATGTTGCATTAGATATTGCTACATTTGGCGGACTAGCACAAGGACGAATGTGCAGATTATTCGGAATGCCTAAATCAGCCAAAACAGGGACTGCATTAAATGCTGCTGCTGAAGTGCAAAATCATTGTTCTGTTTGCATGAGACGCGAAGAGTGTAACTGTGATAATCGAAGTCCTGCCGGTGTATTATGGGTTGATGCCGAAGGTCGATCAGGTGATAACTTAAGTTGGATGTTAGGTCATGGATTTAAACATCCGGATCTTCTTATGATTCAACAACCACCAACCGGTGAGCAAGTTGTAGACTTAATCGACGCAGCTATTAGAGATGAATCAGCTGGATTTGGTGTTATAGTACTTGACTCCATTGCTAACGTAGTAAGTTCTGCCGAGATTAATAAAGCTACAGAAGATGGCGGAGTTATGGGACGTAACGCTATGCTTATTAACTCAGCGATGCGCAAATGGACATCTTCGTTAAATGCACGCGGAATCTCTGGTAAAGCTAAGCCAACAATTATATTATTGAATCAAATTCGTAATAAATTAGATGGTTACGGTTCGCCCGACGTTGTTCCTGGTGGATTAGGACAAGGATTTGCTACGTCATTGGATATTAAATTCACAAAACGTGCTGTTCACTATCTTGTAGACGATGGTAACGGAAAATTCACAGACAAAGCTGCTGGTGGCGGCGCTAAAGGTTTTACTCCTGATGAAGACGCGATCCCAGACTATGCCGAAATAGAATTCAAAGTAGTCGAAAGTAGTATGTGTCCTAAAGGTCGCTATGGAACATTTAACTATTGGTTAAGAAATGCGCATGGTCGCAGAGTCGGTGATCCTGATAACGTAGAACGTCTTTTTGCGTATGGAAAGAACTATAATCTTTTTACAAAAACCAAAGAAGGTTATGTCTGGAAGGACTTGAAAGAACCTACACAAGAAAAATTAGAAGCCGCGTTAGCTGCAAGTCCAGAAATGCAAAAAGCAGTTTGGAATGAAATAGTTGAGAGATTAAGTAAATGAAACCAGTTTTAATTAGATGTTCTATATTAAATCAAGATAATTGGTGTATGTATAGAATCAGAACTAAACATGGTATCGCAGAAGGAACTATGTTTATGAATGGTTATATACCATTATTTAAAGCTGAATTAAAAGAGGGCACTATAATGTGGGGTGCCATGATGGTCGGATTAATATCTGAACAAGATGGTGTTTCAACTATAGTCACCTCCGATGGATATCAACTTAATGTAGACTCAAAATTAATCCGAGAGATGAATGCAAAGTCCTGATTATTTCAACAAAGAAAGCAACAAGAAAAAACCAGATTATTTTCAAAAAGATCCTACCACTAAAATTTCAAAAAGACATGAAAAAATTGTTGCTAATAGATCTGGGGGTCGTAGGACCCCCGGAAGTGGTAATATTAAAGGAAAACCAGGCGATGTAGATGATGCTACATTTCTTAGAGAATGTAAGGCTACATCCGGTGCTGGAATGGTTCTTCAAGGTAATTGGTTTTCGAAGATTTTTATCGAGGCTTTATCCACAAAAAGAACACCATTAATCGAGTTAAGACTCGAAGGGCAAAAAGACCCAATTCCCAAGGATTGGGTTATTATGACCTCGGACACATTTCAAAATTTAATAAATAAAATTGCGAGTAATTAATGGGTTTATTTGATGGTATCGCGGATCTCCTACAACCGGAAGACAATAATCCTCCAAAACAAGATTTAACTGCGGAGGTATGGTTTAATGATTTTACTTCATGGTTAGAAGGCGATTATATAACAAAACACCAACGAGTTAGAACACCTGGATTACATGCCTCAGAATTATTTCGTGTATGTCCCAGAGCTATTTGGTTAGATCATGTTTTTAAGCCACCAAAAGAAGTTATAAAGGCCGGACAGCAAGCTACTTTCGATGTTGGTCACGCACTTCATTGGTGGTGGCAACATAGATATTTAGGGCCAAAGGGTGAATTATATGGCGATTGGACCTGTTCATCTTGTAAAACAGAGACAAAGGGAACGATGCCATTAAATTGTCCATGTGGCGCACCTTGGCAAGAAAATATGTTGTATGGTGAATTGCCGGTAGAAGATAAAAGATTAAAATATACCGGTCATACTGATGGAATTTTAATTGATAAAAATGGCGTTAGAAGAATTTTTGAATTTAAAACATCCAGTCCGACTGATTTTAAATCGATAACAGCGCCAAAAGAATCACATATTATACAGGCGCACGCGTATATGAGATTATTGGGTCCAACAGAAACATTAATAGTTTATCAAAATAAAGGGTCTCAATGCGAATGGGCTTTTGGTCCAGATGGAATAAAACCAGGTAAATTAAATATCAAACCATTTATTGTAAAATTTGACCAAGCTTTTTGGAATAAAATAGAACAACGTATTTTAGATTGTGAAAAAGTAGCATTAGAATTACAAGCTATTTTAGATGAAAAGAAACAAGTTCCAATGTCAAAAATTGAAAGCTGTTCTAGAATATGTCAAAGTAAAAATGATGATGCAGCAAAGTATTGTCCTGTTAAAGAATGGTGTTTCAAATTAATAGCCCCCGGAGATCCTCCGAAAAAAGATATTGAAGGTGAGAGAATTCCATTATGAGTTGCTGCAAGATGAAAGAAAAAGTTATTGTGACTATATATGATGTTATCAGCGAAGAACAATCAGGAATATCGGATTCAATTCTAGCAGATTACATGTTGTTTGACGTGACAATACCTTCTGGTAAACCAGTTATTGCCTTTAAGTATTGTCCTTGGTGTGGTAAAGAAATAGATATTAGAGATTTTAAAATTATGGATGTTATAGATGAAGAAAATGATGATTTGGAATCCTGGCAAAAAGACAGCAGAGAAATCGAAGAAGATAAAGAAGAAGAAACAGAAGACGGCACCGACATATCCGAATATTGATAAATTTCTCGCTGTAGATACCGGAGGAAGTTGTGGTTGGGCGTATTACGCAGATTCAGTTATTACTTCTGGAGTATTTAATTTAGTCATACGCTCAACTAAAAAGAATCCAATTAATTATGGTAATCGGTATTCACGATTTTATGAGGCTTTAAATCAATTTAAAGATGCTCAAGCTGTTTTCTATGAAAATGTTGTTGCCCATTCGGGTTGGGCACCAGCGCATAGTTATGGCGCTTATCGAGGAGTATTAATGCTTTGGTGTGAAGATAATAATATTCCTTATTTTTCTTTTGATGTAGGTACAATTAAAAAACATGCTACAGGCAAAGGAAACTCTAAAAAAGACTTAATGATTAAAGAGGCTCAAAAATACTCTAAGACTATTACTGATGATAACGAAGCAGATGCATTCTGGATCTTAGACCTAGCAAGAAGTTCAATGAATAAAGGAAGTATTAAATGTCCGAAGAAAAAGAAATAATTCCAGAAATTGTTCCGCCTGAACTAGCAACAATAATGGAACACGAAGCATTTCCCAATGATTTGATTAAATCTGAATCTGATGAAGAATTAAGATCAAGAATTATAAATCGATCTCAAAAATTAGATACTGACAATTTATTATTAGCTAAAGATTTATACATTGTATTTCATAATAAAAAATATGAACAATGGGGTTATCATACTTTTATTGATTATGTAGTACAAGAAGTTGGCATTACTGAATCAATGGCTAATGGACTTAGAAAAATTTGGAAGAAGTTTGCCAAACAACTCAATGTAGATAATAAAAAATTAGTTGGTGTTGGCTACAGTAGAGTTCAGATGATATTACCCGTACTAGATAATAATAATGTTGATGAATGGGTTAATAAAGCCAAAGAGCTAAAACTTAAAGATTTAACCACTGAAATTTCTAAGGCTAAGCGATCTAAAGAAATAGAGAAACTTAAAAACTCCGTAATTGTCGAGACTAAAGAAGAACATGATGCTAGATTAGCCAAAGAGTTACAAGAGAAAGACTCTATTAAAACTGCCGATGCGCTGCCTGTTCCAATGCGAGAACAACAAAATTTATCGCCATCTCGTAGAACGTTCATGTTATATCCCGAACAGATGCAAGTTGTCAATACAGCTTTAGAGATTGCTGAGCATTTAACGGGTAGTTCAAAAGAAGGTAATAATCTAACATGTGCATTAGTTGAGTTTTTATCGCAACAAATTTCAAAAGAAACAAAAGTACATGATAGAATGACTTTCTATATGAAACAATTGGAACGAATGGGTGGTGGTCGTTTAATTTGGTTCAAAGACGAAAAAGTATTTGAAAAATTAGAAAAATTACTAGATGACCATCCAGAAATATTTGAAAACACAAAAACAACAAAGGAGTAATTTATGAGTGAATCAAAAACCAGTATTAAAAAACAACGTAAAATGACTTTTACAACTAAACAACTAGCATTCGTTGAACACACAAAGGGCTCGCCATCAGGAGAATCACTTAAATCTTTTATTCCAATTGATTGGCCAGAGGGTTTTAATGAGAGATCCCAAAAGAATGCATCACTTAAAACAGTAAAAGACCATATTAAGAAACTCTGTGAGACAGATCCAAAAATGAAAGAACGTTTCTTAAATAAAGAGTTAGTCCTTCTTAATACCAGTGAAACTTTCTCAGTTAAATCTGTAGTGGTAGAGAAACTTGTCTAAAGAACTACAACAACTTTATACTGATATAAAGTTATGTCAAGCGTGTCCTTTCTTTAAAGAAAGAGAACAACCAACAATATCACGAGGAGACCCTGCGTCTCCTCTTATTGTTTTAGGTGAAAATCCTTCTAATTCAGACCATAAAAACAATGAAGCCTTTACTGGAAATTCCGGTAAAGCTTTTGACAAACTCTTACAACACGCTGAGATTGACCCAGAAAAGGTTTACTTCACTAATATAATGAAATGTTATGGAGGACAAAAGAATTATTTTCCAGAAGATAACACTCCCGGAAAATGTTTTCCATTTTTTAAACAACAGTTTAATATTATCAAACCGTTAGCGGTTATTCTTGCTGGAGAAAATGCTTTATTATGGGGTCTTCTACGGGGTTCAACAGAAAAGGTTGGTAAATTTCAAGATAAAATAGGTAAAGTCTATAGACGCAAACAGATATATGATAGTACAAGATTTCTAGTTGCACCAAGACAGCAAGACTTACAAAAATTAAATGATGAAGACAAACAAAAATTAATACAGTCTTTAGTAGAAATTAAAACTTTTATAAAAGCTCGACAACAAGGACTGGTAAGCGTATCAGATGTTATAGATATATATGAAAAACCACCAGATCCTGGTAAACAATTGGAAATATTCAAATGGAAGAAACCAACTAAACCGGCCTAGTGCCGGTTTTTTTGTTTCCATTTGTTTTTGATTGTTAATGATATTATCTATGGTATAATAATATTTGGAGAATAATAATGGCATTAACTGATGCAATAATATCAACAACACCGCAAGTCGCGTATTTATTTCCAGAATTAGTCCCTTCTGGATTAAGATTAAATACTGCTGCTGATGCAGATTTGTTAGATGATATATTCGTATTTCAATACTGGCCTAGTCAGTTAACCGACAATAGTGATACTAATTGGGCAGAAAAAACAATTCCCGGTGGATCACACCCTGTTGTTCAATTCATTAATGGTGCCGGCAGAACTCTATCATTTGATGCAATATTTACTGCCGAAGTAGATGATCCTTTTAGCGGAACATTTAGTGATGCAACAGGCGCAACAACTGGCGCAGGATTAGGAACAGCATTATTACCATCTGCAAGATATACAGTTGATGTTGATGCAGCAATTAATAACTTGCAAAGCTATCAATCAGTAGATTATGATAAAACAAGTGGTCGAGCGATAGCGCCACCAAGATTAAATTTAGTATTTCCTAATTCAAGATTAGGTAGAAGAAAAGGTAGTGACAGCATTTTAGTCTATCTTAAAAGCTGTCAAATCACCTATAAATCATGGTTTCCATCAGGAAGAACAAGAGTAGCAACAGTTAGCTTAACCTTTATGGAAACAGTTCAACACTCTATAGTTGGACAAAACAGATCAAGTGTAAGTTTTATAGGCCGAAGTTCTTTTGGACCTTCGAGCGATTATAAGTATCGCGGAAAATTGAGTTTATAAGGAGTTAAAATGGCCGGAACAAGAAATACAAGTGTTCGTTCGTATGATCTATACGTAGAGTCTACTGTTGTAGATAATACTTTTGCAAGTACGCAAATAGATTTTATTGATATGACAGATTCAACACCATTTTTATCACAGGGTATTATTATTGCTAATGATGATTTAGCAAATTATATAGAATTTTCATTTGACGGAACAACTGTTGCAGGTAAAGCTCTCGCAGGAAATATAATTACATTTGACTTCCGCAGGGCACGGAAAATATATCTTAGATCGGCAGCGGGCGGAGAGGCTTTTCGTGTATTCGCATGGTAAGAATATATTTTATAAGGATTTATACAAATGACAAAAAATATAAAATGTGAAAAAATAGACAATATTTAATAAACCATTCTACATGATTTAGATTTTTCGTATAGTGGTATCTAGTTATTTTTATAGGGAGTTATACTGAATGAGCGGAGTAGGAAGTGGAATAGCTGGAGGAGGCGGAGGATTTAATCCTGCTGCTGCTACCAATATTACCTTCGCATCTGGATCAACAATTACCGGAGCCGACGGTGATCAATTAGTACTATTATCAACAAACAATGATATTGGTATTTCTGCAAGTGATCCAAATATAGATAATGGGTATAATATAAACTTTGTTTCATCATCTGCGCTCGCAGCATCAAATGGTGATGGAGGTAGCATTACTAATTGGATAGGACTAGCAGATGGTTCTGGAACAGATGGATCATTCATAGTTAAAACCAACCTAGGTTCTAAAATGTTAGAACTTAAACCGTCTGGATTACTGACTGGAACAGCAGCTGTTCCTTTTGAAATTAGTGCAGCTGCCGGGCAGAGTTTATATTTAACGGCCCCTGATCAAATTCTTTTTAACTCGGCTGGGCATTACCTTAAGATTGGAAATGGCTTCTTAAATCTACCCTCAGATGGTGGAATATATTTTTGTTCGGACAGCACAGCCGCCACTCCTGAGTTAAGATACTATCGACAAGGAACTCGTTCTTGGGAAATTACATCAAATATGACTGGAAGCGGGGATGATAGTAACAGAGAAACTAGGTTTAGAGTTTATTCTGCGAACGGATCTAATCTCCGATTTGGATTAGACATTGATGTATCACATCCAATAATAACAATTGGTGCAGATTCTGGTGGTGCATTCGCTTCAACGTCTGTTTTAAGAATTAGTTCATCTGGTGCGCAAGTAGATTTTACAAACGGATTCGTACAACCAGTCACTGACGACAGTAATCATCTTGGAGCATCTTCTAAAGTTTGGAGATCAATATATGGATCAATGCTTTCGATCAAAGAAGGTTCAAATCATTGGGGTGGGATTGCAACTTTAGTTGGTGGAACAGTCACTGTTAATACAACAGTTGTAACAGCAAATTCTCGAATATATATTACACCTCAATCGGTCGGTGGCACTCCAGGATGGGTAGGAATTTCGGCTAGAAGCGTTGGTACGAGTTTTACTATAACATCAAGTTCTGGAACGGATACTTCCACTGTTGCATGGTTAATTGTAGAACCTTCTTAAAATAAACTACAAATATAATAATTGTAATGTATAATAGAATCATAGGTACTATTAATAAAATTCTTAATTTTTTAAAAGGAGTATTGAATATGGCATTTACTACAGATCACGAAGTTACAGTTGTTAAAACAGCCGAAGGTGTTGAGTTTTACTCAAGCGGCGAAAAATTTGCTGTTGTTTTAAATAGCGATGGAAAACTTCATTTAACTATTGTTGCCGATGTTGCTAAATCAGGCTTAACAGTAGAAACAGAAGGTCCAAGTGCTGGTAAAGTCGTCGTAATGTAATAAATTAAAACATAAATCTTTAATAAAATAAGCATACTGATATAATATTAGTATGCTTATTTTATTTTACTGAGGTTTATTATGGCTGAACAATTTATTTATTTAGGCGCTTCCATAATTAGAGGCGGTTCGGGTTCACCAGAAGGTGTAATATACGCCGGTAAAGGATCCATATATCAAAGAGATGATGGCGGTGTTGGTACAAGTTTCTATATAAAAGAAACAGCTTCAACTCTTAATACAGGTTGGGCGGCAATAAGTTCATCAGCTGCGGCATCATTATCTGCAACGCTCGCTGTTGGAAATACAACCGGCGCGAATGATATTTTATTATCAGGGACCGCTGTTAAAGGTGATGTCGGACAAACAGCAGTATTAGGCGGTGGTTCAGCAGCAACAACTACAAGTAATGGGACTACATCTTCTGTATTAGGCGGTGCAGGCGGAGGCACATCCGGAAATGGCGGACCCGCACAATTATTAGGTGGTGTTCCTGTCGATGGAGTCGGAGGTGCTATAGTTATTCAATCCGCCGCCGGCGTTGGAACTAATAGAGCCGGTGGTGCAGTAACTGTTTCTTGCGGTGCCTCAACAGGTGCAGCAGCAGGAGCAGCATTATCAATTACTAGCGGCGCCGCTGGAACCTCTCTTAATGGCGGAACGTTATCATTAACATCAGGCGCTGGTGGGTCTGGCTCTGGATCAAGTGGTGCTATTAATATAACCACAGGTGCTGCATCAAACGGGGCTATCGGAGCTATTAACCTTGTTACAGGTAATGGTGTCGGTGCTAATCGTTCTGCTGGTAATATTAATTTAACACCTGGCAGTACAGCTAATGCCGGAACAGCGGGAGCCATTACCTTACAAGGTGGCTTAGGTGGAACAAGCGACTCACAGTCTGGCGGAAATATCAATATTATTGGCGGTAACTCCCGTGCAGGGGCTTTTGGACAAGCCGGAATAGTACAAATCATCGGTGGAGATGCAACAGGTGGTGGAACAGTCACAGCCGGTACTGTTTATTTAACAGGAGGTGCAGCATCAGGAACTGGTGCTGGTGGTAATATTGAAATTCGTCCCGGTAGTTCTGCTGCTGCTAGTAGTCCTGCTGAATTAAAATTCTTCTCAGCTGCGGGAGGTTCTAGTTCTGGACCAAGCGGTAATATTTTTTATTATATTGATGCAAGCACTAACGGCGATACAGGTAAACATGCATTCTTTACCGCTACTCCAGGTGGGTCGAATAAGAATGCCGGTGGTGTAGAAATTTATCTATATCCAGGTACCGGTTCTGGTGCGGCAGCTGCCTTTACAATTTTTGATAATTCTGCTACACAATTAATGCGTGTATTACGAAATGGTAATATGTATTGCGGTCCAATTAATGTAAATACCGGGTTGGGCGCTGTTGATCAAATAATTGGACCTTCTGACCAATTATTTAGTATAGCATCAGTTAACGCCATTGATCTCACATCTGGTAATGCCGCATCAGCCAACACCGTAGGATTTGATGTAAATATTTATTCTGGTAATGGCGACGGAACTGGTATCGGTGGTGGCGTTATATTACACGGCGGAAATGGTGGTGTTAGTGCTCAGGGTGGACAAGTAAGGGGTGTTGCTGGAAACGCGGGCGCCGGTTCTAATGCACAAGGAGGATATGCACAATTATTCGCCGGACAAGGTGATGGATCAGGAATAGGTGGTCACTGTACAATAAACGGAGGTAATGGCGGCAATAACGCTGCTGGTGGAGACGCGGCAGTTAATGGAGGGTTCGGTGGAATTTCTGGCGGAGAAGGTGGATTTGCTTATCTCCAGGGAGGTACGCCTCAAGCAGATGGATTCGCCGCAGGTGGAGCTTACGTTGCCGGTGGTGATGGATTATTATCTGGCGATGGCGGCTCTGTTACTATAACAGGCGGATTAGCAGATGAAACTGGTGACGGCGGTATAGTCCAAATAAGTGGTGGTCCTGGCGGAACTGTTTCTGGACACGGTGGGGCATTAGAAATAAATGGCGGTTCCGCAGTAGCAGAAGGTAATGGAGGTGCAATTAGTATCACTGGCGGCGCTGGTGTTGGAACTAATAAACCCGGCGGTCAAATTGATATTACTGCTGGTGCATCTACTGGAACAGCAGCCGGTGGATCTTTATATCTAAGTTCTGGACAAGGTGGTGATACATATAATGGTGGTAATGTCGATATTGTCTCTGGAAATGGTGGAAGTAGCACGGGAAACCCTGGAGATATAACACTAGCCTCTGGAACAAGCAATAACGGTGAAGGTGGTAAAATCCGTCTCACATGCTCTAATGCAACTGGCGGCGGAACACAACACGGCGGTTGGATTTATCTTACGTTAGGCGCTGGTGTCGGTGGTGGATTAAACGGTCACTTCTTAGTATTAGATCACGACGATAATATAATAACTGACGTAGATTATAATGGTGGTCTTACAACTAAATATACCGTAGAAGCAAATACTGCCGGGTCTGGTTCTCCTAATATCTTAATTGCTAGTGAATCGCGTAAAGTATTAACTAATGAAGGTACTGGCGCAGAAAACTATCATACGCTACCTTCGGCTGTCGCAGGTGTTTCATATACATTCTATTGCCAAGATGCTAACGGTATAAGAGTTGTAGCAAATACTGGTGATACTATAAGATTAGACGGCGGTGAGTCGGCAACAGCTGGTTATATAAAATCAACTGTTGTTGGTTCTGTTGTTACTCTAGTAGCTATTAATGCTACAGAATGGGTAAGAATATCAGAATTTGGTACGTGGACTATCGATTCTTAATCTCTTGACATTGGAAACTAAGAATGTAGTATGTAGTGCAAGGAGATTTTATAAATGAGTGAAAAAGTAGAAGTTTCAAAAGAAAAAATATTAGCCGTCCAATTAAAAATGTCAAGAGACGAAGTAGTTGCACTCAAAAAAGAAGTATTAGAATTAAATAAAAAATTATTAGATGTTTATGCTAATAATACAGCAAAATCTAATACTGAATTAATGCAAGAATATAACCTTGTCGAAAATTCTCGATTTGAACAAGTTGACGGTAAATGGTTTGAAGTTAAATAATCAAAAATTAATGTTGCATTAAAATCGGTTAATGTTAAACTTATAAAAGAAACATAATTAATGTTTTGCCATTCAGACCGAAAGGTCGCAGATAAATAGGAGGTTCCTATGGCAGTAGTAAGAACTCAATACGAGGTTGTATCAGCTAGCACAACCATTACAAATGGTTCATCTGGTAATATTGATCTTCCTCGTCCAGCGGATACAACAGAAACGAACACGATTGATTTCGTCAAACGTCCTACGTTTCGTAAAGAATTTGAAAGTGGTTTAGCGGTTGTTGACTTTAGCTCAACACTAACAGCGGCTAACGTATATCTCGTTAAAGTAGATATCCTCAAACTAGATCCACTCAACACAATGGCTCCTCTCGACTTAAGTTTCTCAAGCTTCCCAGATGCGCCAGGTGTTGGTCAAGTTCAATTACAACGTACTCTATTAGATGTTGGTGATGCGTCAACAGTATTCCCAACTAACGCTTCAATTGTTAGTACTTTCCTCTCAAAGATTGTTGTTCGCGCCGGTGAATTCATTCGCGTTCGTCTCACGAATGGTTCAGGTGGCGATCTAACTGGAGTTTCACGTTGCCGTTATGATTTCGGTCTTAACGCGGCGAATCTCTAAGGTTTATAGGAGGAATATACAATGTTAGGATCAATCGTATTACAACCAGCTGCTTCAATTACAGCTACTACTACATCTTTCGCCACAATTGGTACTGGAACCGCCAATGCTCTCTTAATTGGTTTCCGTGTCGAAGCCGAAGAAATGTTAGTTGATCTCGAATTCCAAGCTGTTGTTTCAAACGATAACGGTGCGGGTCGAGTTGACCTAGACTTTGCTGTTGATGGTTCACGTCTAGGTGGAACAAACGGCGTTTTAGCTACTCCAAGTATTTCAGGTGTTCTCGCGCCAGTTCATATGCACCGTACTGTTCGTTTAACAAAAGGTGATCATACTGTTGCGGTTCAATGGAAATCAGCTGCTGGCGCTAATACCCTAGAATGTGCGGCTGCTACACGTTTCCCCGCTCATCTCTATGTTCGTCGTTCAGCGCATTCACAAGTTCTTGGACAAGGTGTTAACTCACAAGTCCAAACAATCCTCTAACTCTTTCTTTACCTCCTCAACAACAAGAGCCAGATTTATTCTGGCTCTTTTTGTTTTTATACAAATGTGGTAACATACAATTTGTAACCAGTTGTTGAATGGATTATACTTTATTAATGGCAATAACGAAAAATAAGATTATAATATAAGACACAGAGGAGATTTATTATAATGAGTACAGTTTATCAAGTTAATTCTACTGATGGATTAACGCTAAGATTATCAGGTAGTACAATCACATTTCCTGACGGTGCTACGTTTGCCGATTTAGGTAATAGTCCTGACGTTGCTTATTATTTTGCAAAAGGCAAACTAAAATTAGTTACGAGTTCAACATCTAATGGAAATTCAGGAATAACCGTTAGTGGAACAATTAGTGGTGCGGCTGGTGGCCCTCCCGGACCAATTGGCCCTACGGGCGCTCCCGGAGTTACAGGCCCTCCTGGTCCAACAAATACTGATCCTGCCGAATCATTAGCCACTTCTGGTGCCGCAGTAGATGTAAGTGCTGCATCACCTCCAACTTCAGGTCAAGTATTAAAAGCAACAGGCGCAACAACTGCTACATGGCAAACACTAACACTTGGAACGACTTTAGATGGTGCTTATGATTTCGGAGGCTCCGGTGCTGGTCGAGCAATAACTGCCGACTCCGGTTCGGTTTCCATTACAAACGATGGCGCAAATAATACGGCTGCGCTCACACTATCAAAATCTCCATCTGGGACACAAACAAGTTCTGCATTAGTTATTACAGCTGCAAATTGTGATTATGGTTTAAGAATCGATGGTGCGAGTTCGCTTACCGGTGGACTTATTGTTAACGCGAGTACAATATCATGCCCCGGTACTGTAGGAACGTTAGGTGAAAGATTTGGTGCTGGTTCTGCTGTAAGTGCTAATAATGGTACAGCTTTCGGTGCAGCGGCTTCAGTTAGTGCTGCTGGCGGGTCAGCTTTCGGTAAAAGCGCCGCTGTAACAGCTGCAAATGGTACTGCATTAGGATTTGGCGCAAGTGCCGGTCATGCTGCGATTGCATTAGGTGTGTCTGCAACAACTTCAGCAGCCAACCAAGTTGCTATTGGTTCTGATACTACACCTCTTACTACAATTGCATTCGGTCGTGGGCCTGTTAGTACAACTGCTATAACTGCCGTTACTCTTAAAGGTACGGACGGCTCAGGTGCTGGAATTGCTGGCGCTGGATTAACATTAGCCACGGGTATTTCTGGCGATGCAGCAACTGCATCAGGTGATATGTTATTTAAAGTTGCAAATACTGGTGCCGGTACATCCTCAGTAACTGCGCTTAGAATTAATGGAACTGACAGTTATGTTGCCGTTGGAACATCCGCACCAACATCACAACTACATGTATTCGGATCAACTGCTAGATTAATGGCATCTGTATCATCAAATACCGCTGCTGGTAATGTTAGTACCTATTTAGCCGATTCAACTGCTGGAACAATCGCAATAACATTACCTACAGCCGCAAGTTGCCCAGGTCGTGTTTATACGGTAAAGAAAATTGTTGCCGGTAACACAGTTAACGTAACTCCAAACGGTGCTGAGCTTATTGATGGTTCAAACTCTCCTCAAGCACTTACATCGCAATGGTCAAAAGTAACTGTTCAAAGTAATGGAACATCCTGGTTTACTATCTAATGGGAATGACTGAAGAAGAGATCAAAGATTATGTCAAGCGAGACCTAGGTTTCGGAATAGTTGATGTTGAATTAACTCCAGACCATCTCAATGACATTATTAAAGACACAAAACGCTGGTTCTCTATCAGAGTCGGCGCAAGATCTTTTCGTCAATTACAATTAGATGGTTCAAGTGTTTATCTACTTGATGAGGATGTAATAGAAGTTATTAGAGTTATACTACCTACGAATTATTTTTCTTTAGGTGGAACCGATGAATTTTCTTACATTCAATCATCCTTATTCGGTCAATGGGGCACTATGAATAATTCATTTATGCCCTATTCCGGTTTAGTACAACAACTACAATTATTAGAGACCTCACAGCGAATATTTAGTTTAGACAGGGATTGGTACTTTGACACACAGTCAAGGGAATTAAATATAATGCCGGCGCCAGGAGTTCTCGGTCCGGCATTAATTGAGGTATGGTCTAAAGTAGTTGACACAAGAGATTTAACACCAGAAAATGAAGATTTTTTCCTTCGTATGTCTATTGCGAAAGCAAAACATAAACTTGGAAATATTCGAATGAAATTCTCGCAATATACAACTGTAGCGGGTGATCGCGGACTTAATGCTGCTATGTTAGTACAAGAAGCAAATGCTGAAATGGCTAAATTAGAACAGGAAGTTATTTCACGTAAGAGAGCAATGCCTTTCTTCTTTGGATAATGATACACTCTGATATTCCATTTAAACATGAAATAGACCTAGACTACGCAATAAATAAAACTGATTCTGTTCCTTTGTTTGTAATTAGAATGATGTATACAATGATTAAAAAAGGACAGGGAAATCTTTATAATAAATATCTCGCGGCATTTAAATTTACTATCAATAAGTATGTTAAAGAACATTTAATTTTAATAACAAATGGTGAAATAGAAATAACTAAAGACGGTTTTGAAAAAGAGTACCAAGCAAAAACTAAATTGGATGATAGTAAACTTAAAAAGGGACAGGAAAATTCATTCGTAGTTTTAAGAAAATTTGAAGTTATGATGCGGCAACTAAAAGACGAAAAGGATCAACAACAAAATGTCTAATGATTTACCACAAGAATATCTTAAAGGAGTACCAGGATTTCCCGATACGTTTTTCGGGTCTGAATCTTTTGATGGCAAATATTTAGATAGATTAACGTTAGATATGATTAAATTAAGGGGTTGTCAAATCTTTATTTATAAGAAGTTAGATGCTCCTAGCAGAACAGATGGAGATAGACCATTAAGTAATAATCCAAATCTAGGACCTTTTGATGTCAAAGGACACTCTGGTTCTGAAGTTGCAGCATTATATGGCGAACCTATGCAACTATATCAAGAAGTAAATACAATAGTTAAAAATGTAGCAGCTGATTGGAATTACGCTCCTCCAATTGAACATCGTGGTGTTCTATATCAACCAAGTCAAAGCGATGTTGCAGATGAAAGAGGACATATAGAAAATCATAAGATAACATTAAATTTAGCCAGGGCATTGTGTGAAATAGCAAATTATTCGCCAGAAATTGGTGACATCGTTAGATTACCAACACTACTAAATGACTATTTTGATGTCAATGTTGTAACTAAAGATGCGCATCGCTTTGGTGCTAGTGGATTTTTTACTTCTTATACATTAGAGTTAACTAAGACAAGTAAGTACGAAGCCCAGAGAAAAAATTTACCTGATAAAAGTTTATAGGAGACGACAATGTCTGATATCAACAAAAAGAAAGCCGAAATGTTACAAAATACTATTAAGAAACCATGTAAAGATTGTGAAGCTAAAGCAGCTAATAGTAACCCTATTATGCAAATGATATTATCAAAGCTAGGACAACAATCTCCATGTGGTTGTTCAAATAGTGCTGCTCCTTCTGTAAATCCAGAACCAATGGCGTCTAGAACGGTTTTAATGGTTATTAAGAAACCCGAACAAGACAAAGTTGATGATAAATCTGGAAAGAAAATTTTAGAAAAACAGGTTGAAGAGGCGACACACAGAACCGATAAATTTGTACAACGTTGTGTCGGAGCAATTACTAGTGGAGATCCAAAAAATCAACAAGACTTACATTCTGCATTTGCTAAATGTAAAGCAACGGAAAATAAACATGAAGGTAAGAACTTAAATAAAGCAGCTGTAAAACGAGAAGGATTTAAATCGCGTAAAGCTCAATTTGTTCAAGCACTAGAGAAAATCAAGAAACATGGAAAAAATAAATAAAATAACAAAAGATATAGTTCAAAACGCTTTAAATAAAGGATTTCCTATTACTTGTGCTACTTGTAGATATTTATATAAAGGTTTAAACGAAAATAAAGAGGATTGTGGAAAATCAGATTGTGGAGGCCCTTTATCAGGAAAGGGCTTTCCGCTTTATGATGGACAAATTACCAAGACTAATTTTCCTAATATTTGTTTAATCTGTGGTGATAATAAAGTAACGCATTTAATTCTTGTCAATGATAATGATAAATTCGGTCTATGTGATCAACACCATAAAATATATGATTCCGCATTTAACCCTGTGGGTATGTTTCTAAAACCAACTATTATAAAATTTTCTTGACTTTATTATGAGTCGGATATACTCTATATTATATACAGTGGAGTCTATCATATTCAATGAGTGCAATAATGTTAGCTGGAAAAAGACTTAATTATGTAATATCTAAAGACGTTGACGACGGTTTAAATAAATATAGCGAGCAAACTGGAAGATCGGCCTCCGACGTTATAAGGCAATTACTCTCAGAATTTATTAATGGTGAACGTGAATTAGCAGGACCACCAAAAGATGCAACGGATGGTATCAGAAGTAATATGTTATTACCTGATAAATTATTAGATCATCTGGATAAAAAAATAGAATTAGAGAAATTAGGAACAAGAGGCGGCGTTATTTCTCGGCTATTACACGATTTCTTAGAAAACCGACTTGGTACTCTATTTAATGAGACAGTAACAATAACATTAGATAAGACGACTTTTAATAGGTTATATCAACAATCCAATGAATTAGGAATTAAAGTAGAAGAATACATAGTAAATATTTGCAAACAACAAAATAAAAAGAAGGTGCAATCATGATGAAATCAGAGTTAGTTCCAAATGCTGAAATATTTGGAAAAGGAAGTATTAGCGAGAAACTGCCAAATGGTTATATAGGACCTGATGGAACACTACATAATTCTATAGTTATTCGTGAGATGACAGGTGTTGAAGAGGATATTTTAGATCAACAAGATAAACTTGTTACTGATAGAATATCTGAAATTCTAACTGCATGTATAACTAAACTAGGTACAATAACAGATAAAACTGTTATTGAAGCCGCTGTTCGAGATACACTATTACCAGGTCAAGGACAGGCATTAACAGCGCAGGATAGAATTGCTGCCATGCTTTTCTTAAGACGAGCGACGGTAGGAGATATTTATAAATTTACTAGAAAATGTCCTGGTTGTAATCAAGAGGCCAGAAGAGGATTAGATCTAAAACAATTAACGTTAAAAGGTGTTAAAGATCCTACTAAACGCCGTGTTAGT